GGTTACGCTTTCCGAGAACCATCTTAGTCGCTTCGGTGTGAGTCATGTTCTTTCCTTTTGGGGTGATAACCTTATATCGATATTTTACAGGATGAATCTTTAGTTGTCAAGCCTTGCAACGACGAAAAAATCGTTGAACGCATCCAACAACATCGAAGAACACACCCCAGAAAGCCCAAGGGGCAACATTACAGAAAAAGAGCATAGCCCACCAACCAGCATAGGTTTCACCCGCTTCTGGGATCACGTTAGGCTCTCCCCAGCCCAGCATGAAAGTGATCTTCATGATCAGACAGAAAACAACGGCCCAAGCAATACCAAAAATCGTAGCACAGAGAGTATTCATAATCGCTCCTTGTTGGTGGTGATACGAGTATTCTATCAAGTATTATCGGTCTGTCAATAGGTTTTTCTTGAAAAAATCTTTTTTGGTATAAGTCATTAGCAGATAAGAGTTTACGTTGAACGGGGGCGGCCGGCCTTGACGCAAAGTGTTATGCATCAAGGCTTTAGGCTCAATCGTCGTAACTTCCGTAGCCGTCATCGCTATGGAAATCCTCACGATCATCATCGCCATAGTAACCGTAGTCCTCGTCAGTTCCCCAGCCGCAACTGGTCATGGCACTGTCGTGATCTCCGTCCATGCTATCCCAAACATCATAGTCGGGATCGTAGTCGCCATCACCATCCGGGTCGGAATCGGGGCTGTCATACTCGACTTCACGACCACGCAACTCATCCAGATCATCGCGGAAGAAATCGTCGTGATCGTCGTAGTTATAGTCCACGTTATCATCCTCATAAGAGTTATCGGGATCGAACAGGGGATCAGGGTGACTCATGTTTTTCTCCTTAGTTAGACTTTACCACACAAAATCGTTTGCGTCAAGCGGTTCGGGATACATTTCATCCCACAACCCAGTAACGTCCGCATAGTCCATTGGGTGACAATCGTTCTCATCAATCGGCTCGACCATCGGTTCAATCGTGCCCATCTCGGCCAGTTCCGCCAGAATCCGATTCACATCGTCAAAAGAGTTGATCATCTTTTTCTCTCCGGGTGATACGCTGATTCTACAGTCTAATATCGGCCTGTCAAGCCCACCACCACAAATATTTTTTCGTTGCAATGTCGTAAGGTTTCGGGCAGTCGTTTGGCACGGCGCTTGCTATGTAGCAAATATCGTGCCAAAAAAAATCGCGGCCCGCCGAGTTTGTCGTAACTCTTTACGCCACAAGCACTTAGGTCAACTGTTCACAACCCAAGCGGCTACACACCCTACCACAAACGACACCACCAGTGTACACTTGTCCATAATAGTCATGTTACTATTCCTTATTACTATTTACTGGAAAAACAAGGTCAGAAACAAGGTAAGAACCAATAATGCCAGCAATAAATCCCACACCTATTTGTACCCAGTTAATATCGACCATCCTTGGCCCTTTCTTTAGTTCGGCCACCGTTTAGTAGAATATTTCAGCAAATCATAAATCGTTATATTCATGATACCACCATACCATCAATGAATGGATACTCTTTACCGTTAATAGTAACAAACCATTCGAACTTGCGTTGATAAACCCTCACGGGACTATACTGGTTAATCCTATCTTTAGTGGTAGCAGTTTGCCAGCCACCGCTATTGAGAGTATAAGTACCATCGTCCCGAATCTTTACAACGTAGGTACTGTGCAACTTAATGCCTACAGTATTATCGTTAAGGATTTCCGCGTAGGTATTATTACCAATCTTTCGGCTATCCTTATTACGCTTACCACGAACCATCTTAACTGCTTCGGCGTGAGTCATGACCAATCTCCCGTGATGATGCTATAGACCAAAAAACTGTAGAGCATGATCGTGGAAAGCACAACGCTACCAGCGACCAGTAAACCAACGTATGCCAAATCACGATTCATTGGGCAGCCTTTCCAGCCAGAAATCCAAGGCAAAACACAATGTTCAGAATCGGCAGAATGAACACGAAAAAGATGAAACCAGCACGATACATTTTCTTTTCCTTATATCGACATTCTACAGCCTAAACTTTACTTGTCAACTCTCCACATAATCGGTGAGTTCGTTCTGATTGAAAAGTCCGAACTGGCCATTTTCATCCTTAACGAAAAACATAATCAGCGGCTTTCCGTTTTCGATGATAACGTCGAAACTGTTAACCACAACCTTAGTACCCGAAAGAGTCTTAGCGGTCATGATCACTACGTTGGTGATGTCGTTGGTAATCATTTAGCACCAAAAATAAAGAGGAATATAGATAAAAAGGTATGCCCAACAGCCGAGCAAAAAACACACGATAAGGTTGCTAGCAAAGTCGTTATACATTGTTTTCTCTTTCTTATATCGGGATTCTACCCGACTGAAAAACACTTGTCAAGATAGAAACTGGCATAGTTTCCATTTTCTTTTTTGATCCTAATCATGGTTCGATTAGGCATGATTGAACCATCACCATATACCACATCGTCATTTGATCCGATTTCGATTTGAACTATTGTACCAGAAAAGATTCGCCCATCGTTATAGGTAGCGGTGATTTGTTGTCCGATTTCCATCTTATTTACCTTATATCGACATCTTACAGGCTAAACTTTACTTGTCAACCACGATTCTGAAAATACTCGCGGATTCTTTTCGTATCTCGTCGATTCTCAAAAAAGGTGACGATTTCGACATACATCATATAGCCCAGAATCATTAAAAACACCAGTCCAAGCATTTGTTTTTCCTTTTCCTTTATATCGACATTTTACAGGTCATACTTTAGAAGTCAACAACAAAATAAAAAATTTTCTACACAGCAAATACTATGCCAAAGATATTTTATTTCCTTAAACACCTTTTCGATACGATGTCCTCATTAGCCCTAAGTCTATATGCCACAAGCACTTACGACGATTTCGGCCCGCCGGCTGCCATTTTGACAACAACCCCCCTAAAGGGGAGTGTACAAAAGTTTACCCCCACCAAGAGGTAGTGTACAGAAGTCTACCCCTCCGCGAAGGGGGATACTTCCTCACCGCAAGCGGCCACTGCCTCGTACTGACTACGCAGGGCCTCTACCCTCTCTCGACTACCGGGCTTGCCGACCTTAACAATCATCTTATCTTCACCCCCCACAAGTCGGGGATCGGCCTTTTCCACCTTCCGCTTGCCAATCTTGCGGAGAGCCTTCCGATTGAACTTCATAACCTTCTCACTCCGAATGGGGGTATATACCCCATCGGCTACGCTAGGCTGATGCGGAATGGCGATACCTTCAAACCACTCCAGAATACCACGCTGAAAATCGGCAAGAATCGGGCTTTTCATTTTTCTATTCCTATGGGTGAGTGTGGAGTCTATCAGATTCTCTCAGGCAGCACAAGCGGAAAAAGTATTCATAAACCGGATAGCATCTTGCGAAGTGTTGAACACTCCGAGCAGTTTACGCTTTCCATTGTTTTCCGAGTAAACCTTATATTTCTTCCCGACCATGATCAGCACAGTTTTCATATCTAACTTTCTTTCTTATCTATCGACATTCTAGCGTCTAATCTTGAAGATGCAAGCAAAAAACTTACGATTTTTCTTTTTCGTTTTTCGCTTTTTCTTCTCTTTCTTTCATCTCACGATCACGGTCGAGAGACTTCAAAAACTCGTCAACGTATCCATCCCGATTATCACGGGAATAATCGTATCCATCATCTGAACCACGGTAATAACTAAACTTTCTCATCTTATCTACCTTTCCTATCCTCAAAAAGTTTCCAGAAGATCAAAATCTTCCCAACCACTAATCTCTACTGCATCATATACAGATCGACCAACCAGAAAAGCCGACCCAATCGGCACAATCTCGAAAGTCTTACCATTTTCACCATACAACCTAACCAACTCATTCTGAATATCTTCGATATAAACCATTTTCAACTCTCTCTTTCTTATACCATATATAAGAGCAATCGGTGTGCCAAACTCAAAAAATCTTTGGTTTTCCTAAGTCCTTATGCCACAAGGGTTTACGTCATGCCTATTTTGTGGGCCCAGTTTTTGAGCGTTGCATTTTGCTACAGTGGTGTAGCATTTTGCTACGCGATTTTCCCGAGAAAAACAGCATAGTGTAGCATTTTGCGGCACCCTCCAACTGCGGGGATGACATTTTTTAGGCAGATGGTGTTTTGGCACGGGATTTGCTAGCTGTCAGGATTAGGTGATACTGTTCGTAAGTCGTTGTGCCATAAGGAGTTATGTCAAAATCGGCCCCGCGAATCCTATGCCATTCGCATTTGGCATAACATTTGCTGTTTCCCCCACAATGGGGGAGAGTATAGTACCCCTCCAAATGGGTGGTCAGGCAAAATCCTCCTCACCTGCAAAATCGTCCAGCCATTCGTCATCCGTGTCGATCCATTCGTCATCGTCACCCATGATCGGATCCCAACCTTCGCCATCATCAAGGCCCGGAATGTAGTCCGCTTCGTTCATTTCTTCCCAACCCTTCATGATTTCCTCTTCGTTGATTTCGCTCATATCGTAAACAAAGTCGTTGCTCATGATCTTTTCCTTTTGGGTTACTTTCTATATCGGGATTCTACAGATCGAAACTTGAATCGTCAATAGGGATATTTATCGCACATTGTTCATGAATCGGATAGCCTCGTCGCTGCTCTTGAACGTGCCGAGCAGTCTACGCTTTCCGTTTTCCATGTCACGATAAACCTTATACTTGTTTCCGATTACGATGAGCGTTGTCATTTCTTTTCTCCTTACTTTCTATATCGGCATTATACCATGCCAACTTTAGAAGTCAACAAAAATCTTTCTTAAAATATCGTAAGGTTTCCTACAGCAAACGCTATGCCAAAACAATAAATATTCTTATAGCAAATATCATGCCAAATATTTTATTTTCTTAATCACTTATTCGATACGATCATGTGATTAGCCCTAAGTCGTTGTGCCGTAATGAGTTACGTCAAAATCGGCCCGCCGATCCCCCACCTATGAGGGATTAGCCCCATACCCCCTCTCAGGTGGCATGAATGAACACGCGTTCACTTACTGTACGGTTGGTCAGTGTCACGATCCAGTTTTTCCCGCTACCATCTTCTCGCATGATAGCGTTGATGATACCTACATGAGCGTTACCCTTTGGGTCGATAACGCTACCATACTTGCCAGAACGCATAGCGGCGAGAATCTTGTCGAGGCTATTCATATATCATACCTTTTCAGAAGGGTAAAGAAATCGTCCAGAGAAAGATTGTATCCTACCTTGATACCGTCAACAAAGAGATTGTATCGGTATCGGCTTTCGGTTGTCCAGGTGATTCGTGTCATGCTGCTATTATACTTATCGGATTTTTCCGTGTCAATCCCCAGAAAATATTTTTTAGAGAATCGTACCATCACCACGGATACGGTACATGATCCCGCCGATGCTATAGAGGCAGATACCCTCACCCATATGCTGAACAAAGGTGGCCGAATATCCATGGCGAGCAACAAGGCGGCGGATCGTATTCTGAACTTGGATGGTCATTTGATTTCCTTTTCTTTCTTTCGCTCTATTATACCTATCGGATTTTAGCCTGTCAATACCTTAGAAAATATTTTTCAACGAATCGTAATCAATCCGTTGAAATGCGAAAAGGTAAGGGTAAGAGTTTGAGAAGGATACTTCTCGTTGATATACTCTTGAGCGGTACTCTTACGATTATCGGTTGCACCAACGTACTGAACAACCGTACCATTCTTATCGGTAACCTTCCATACCTTCTTCTGAACAATCTTAGGAAGGCTCTTGATGAAGTCGTTAGTGTGAATCGTCTTTTCCATTTTCTTTCTCTCTTACTTCTTATATCGACATTATACCACAAAAACTTTAGAAGTCAATAAAAATCTTTTCTTACAATATCGTAAGGTTATGTACAGCAAATATCGTGCCAAACATATTTTTTCTTTGGCATAGCATTTGCTCTTAAACAGAAGATCGTGTCGATCAGCATATTAGTCGTAAGTCCTTGTCCAGTAACGAGTTACGTCAAAAACGGCGGGGCGAAAGGGGGGTTTTTTTGTTTTAGCATGGAAATCGTACGATTTTCATAAAAATGCCGGGTGGTCCAAAAAAAATAAGCACCCTCACATAGAATTGGCCAGTTTCTTTATGAACATTTATAAAAAAAGAGGCGAGTGTTTCCACCCGCCCCTTTTAGATCCTAGGGTCGAAGTTTGCTAATTTAGTAGCAGTATCGAACCCAAGGGTTATATACTGGTGCCGGAAGAGCTACTGGCACATAGTAATAGTATGTTACAGGAATCGCCTGATAATATACCACAGGCCTCACTTCCTGCACAACAATAGGAGCTGGTTGTTGAACCCAGCAACAGTTAGCATAACATTCTGACGAACAATAAGCTAACATAAAGATAGCAGCGTATAACATTTTAACCATGAACTTCACTCACTTTCTCTTTGCGTGGACGGCCTCGTTTCTTCTTAATATCCAACTTTCGTCTTTGGCGACGAATCATGCTTCGTGTAATACTTTGACCAGTCATTTCGCTTAACTTAGTGGCCAAAATTTCATCATTCATAGAATCCTGATTGTTTTTGATAAAATCCAGTTCATTATCGAGCCATTTCTTGTAATTCGCCATTTTTATAACTCCGTAAATTGCACAAAATGTGTAACTGTTTATTATAGTATTGTTGACCAAAATAGCAAGAGGTTCATCATGACAAATGATCAAAATCCACAATTTGTTGATTCTGTATTAGAAACTAAAGCAGAAGCCAGCTTAAACGACCAAATTCAAAAAGACTTAGAGTTGCCAGAAGGCAAGTCTATAGCGGAACTATTAGATGACGAAGAAAAACAAAAACAAGAATAATAATATATATGAAGAATATGGCGTCACAGAAGAAGATTTCTTAAAAGTATTAGATAATATTAGCAAAAGATTAGCATACAAATTTAAATTTGGTTACCATGACTTTGATGATATGAAGCAACAAGCTGCTATATTCGCTATAGAAGGCTTGCAGAAATATGATCAAAAGCGCCCATTAGAAAACTTTCTCTGGACCCATGTAAGAAATCGCTTATTTAATTATAAGCGTAATAATTATCAAAGGCCCGACAAACCATGCTTGAGTTGTCCTTTGTATGATAAACATTGCTCATCCAGTAAAAGTCAGTGTTTACAATATTCTAATAAAAATGATTGTGAACTATATGCTAGTTGGAGCAATCGTAACGAAAATAAAAAAAATATTATGAAACCCAAAAGTATTCATCACGACGATGAAAATAATGATACCCCCATACCGGACAAATACGACACCAACCTTCTTCTGCAAAATCAAGAAATTATAAACTTTTTAGATGATCATATTGTTATAGCAGAATATAGAGAAATTTATTTAAAGTTGAAGCACGGAGTTAAAGTAAACAAGCCACTATTAGATAAATTAAAAAGCCACATATCACTTCTTATGAAAGACTATTCATGCCCAAAAAACGAGGACAACTAAGTTTAGATGAAGAACAATACATAAGAGATAATGTTCAAGATCTAACCATAGAACAAATAGCAGAATCATTAAATCGTAGTGAAGCTCCCATCAAAAGATACATTGATGAAAATAATTTATACCTGAGCAGTGATGAGAAAAAAGATAACGAAACACTACGATATAAACTACATAGTAAAACCTTTTGGCCAGAAATCGCCCGTCAGTTTGATGCTGAAACAGGAGAGTTAGAATACTTTGAAAATACATGGATAGGATTAATTAAGCAGTTCCGAGAAGATGTTCTTCCTGCTGAAGAATTACAAATTAAACAATTTATTACTATTGATATTTTGATTAATCGAAGCATGAAGGAACGAAAGCGTCATATTACCATGACAGAAAAATTACAAAAGGATGTTGATAAAGAATACGACAAGCCAGAAGATCAAAGAGACACGGCGAAACTGATCAATATGGAAACTCAATTAAGCTTTGCGCGAAATAGTATTGCTAATTATACTAATGAATATACAAAACTTCTAAACGAACAACAAAAAATAAGTAAAGATCTTAAGGCCACCCGTGAACAACGTATTAAAAGAATTGAGGATGGTAAAAGTAGTTGGGTAGGATTAATACGCATGTTAGAGGATGAAGATATTAGGGAACGAGAAGGAAGAGAGATGGAAATACTAAAATTAGCAACCGAAAAATATAAAAATAAATTAGAAGAATATCATAATTATGCAGACAATTCAGTAGATCGACCATTTTTCACACCAGAAAGCGTAGCAAAGGACGAATCATGAAAAAAGCAATTATCACAGGAGTTAATGGACAAGACGGAAGTTATTTGGCCGACTTACTTTTAGAGAAAAATTATACTGTGATTGGCCTATATCGCCGCAGTAGCACAAACACCCTAGACAGAGTTTCCCATCTGCTAAACAATCCAAATTTCATTTTGGAAGAATTTGATCTAACAGATCCTAGCGGATGCAACGACGTTATTCATCGTCACCAGCCTCATGAAGTTTATAATCTGGCTGCTCAGAGTCATGTTGGAACCAGCTTCAAACAACCAACAACAACATTCGAAATTGATACTATTGGAGTTGTGAACCTCCTAGAGGCCATTAAAAATTATTCTTTTAGTACCAAATTTTATCAGGCAAGCACTAGCGAAATGTTTGGATTTAATTATAGTACTAATTTAACAGGACTAAAATATCAAGACGAAGACACCGCTTTGTTGCCACAGAGTCCTTACGGAGTAGCAAAATTGGCGGCTCACAATATGGTGCGAATTTACAGAACAGGCTATGGAATATTTGGTTGCTGTGGAATATTGTTTAATCACGAAAGTCCACGACGAGGAGAAAACTTTGTTACTAGGAAAATTACTAAGTATATTGGTCAAGTTAAAAGTGGCGAAACATCACAAAAATTAAAGCTAGGTAATCTTAGTGCCCATAGAGACTGGGGACACGCAAAAGATTATGTAAGAGCAATGTGGTTAATGCTACAACAATCTAGTCCCACTGATTATGTTGTGGCAACAGGTAACACTTGGTCAGTTCAAAACTTTTTAGAATTAGCGTTTGAATATGCAGGATTAAATTATAAAGATTATGTTGAAATAGATCCTGACCTATATCGACCAGCAGAAGTTGAATATTTAAGAGGTATGCCAACAAAAGCTCAAACCTACTTAAACTGGAAACCAGAAATATCCTTTATTGATTTGGTGAAAGATATGGTAGATCATGACATTCAGAAACTATAAAGATCCATTATATAAAGAATGGAGAAAAAAGGTTTATTCTAGAGATAATCATACTTGTCAGTGGCCTGGGTGTAATACAACAACTGGACTAAATGCTCATCATATTAAAACATGGGCAAATTATCCAGGATTGCGGTTCGTTGTTGATAACGGAATTACATTATGCAAGTTACATCATAAACTCATTAAAGGTATAGAAGAACTTTATGAAGGTGTCTTCTATAAAATAGTAGCACAAAAAAATGGTAGACTATAATAAGTTTAAAGTAATTATAGATACAAGAGAACAGCAGCCATGGCAATTTGAGCGAACTGTGGCAGAACATAAGAAATTAGATACTGGAGATTATAGCGTCCAGGGTTATGAGCATCTTTTATGTATAGAACGCAAAAAGAGCGTTAGTGAGATTGCTAATAATATTACAGAAAGTCGTTTTAAAGACGTTATAGAAAGAATGAATAATTATAAATATTCATTTTTAATGCTGGAGTTTAGCTTAAATGATATTTATAGATATCCAGTTGGCAGTAATGTTCCAAAACACATGTGGAATAAATTAAAAATCTCTCCAGGATTTATTATCAAAAACTTATTAGAACTGCAACTTAAAAATAATATAAAAATATTATTTTGTGATAATCCAGTCAATGCTAGCAAAATGGCCTTATCATTAATGAAAAAAGTATTCGAAATAGAAGAATCCAATGACACAGAAAATATTTGATGATGCATGGTTAGGTCTAGGAGACTTATCCTTATTAAAAATAAATCACAATCTGATGATTCATCGGACCAAGGAAGATATAGAAAATCCAGATCTACATTTAATGAGGCTTTTAAAAAATCCAGCATACTTTGGTATTACTTGTAAACTCTTATTTGGAATAGAACTTCATCCCATACAAATTGCTATATTACAAGAATTCTGGTATAGACCATTTCCTATGTATATAGCTAGTCGTGGTTTCGGTAAAAGTTTTATGTTATCTTTATATGCTGTTTTGAAATGTATATTTGTACCAGGAACAAAAATTGTTATTGTTGGCGCAGCTTTCCGACAGAGTAAAGTTATTTTTGAATATATGGAAACCATATGGAGAAATAGTCCGATCCTTAGAAGTATTTTTAGTGGAAACGACGATGGACCACGACGAGATGTTGATAGATGTACATTACGATTAGGTGATAGTTGGGCCATGGCTATTCCTATGGGTGATGGTAGTAAAATCAGAGGTCTTAGAGCACATATTATTATTGCGGACGAATTTGCTTCTATTAGTCCAGATATATACGAAACAGTAGTCTCAGGCTTCGCTGCCGTTAGTGCTAATCCTATTCAGAACGTAAAAGAACAAGCTAAAAAACAGGCAATGATAGATAGTGGAGTATGGAATGAAGATCTAGAATCTTTAGATAAGAAAATGGGAAATCAAGCTATCATAGCTGGTACGGCAGATTATAGTTTTAAACATTTTGCTCAGTATTGGAATAGATATCATTCTATTATTGAAAGCAAAGGAGACACAAGAAAACTAGAAGAGCTTTTTAAAGGAGAAGTTCCATCTAATTTTAACTGGAAAGATTATAGTATTATTCGTATTCCTTATGAGCTTATTCCCAAGGGCTTCATGGATGATAAACAAGTTTCACGAGCCAAAGCTACTATCCATACTGGTATATATAATATGGAATATGCCGCATGTTTTACCAAAGATAGTGATGGTTTCTTTAAGAGAAGCTTGATAGAAAGTTGTGTGGTCAGCGAAGCTAAACCTATATATATCGGAGAAAAATCAATTATTTTTGATCCTATGGTTAAAGGTAATCTTAATCATAAATATATATATGGTATTGACCCAGCGTCAGAACAAGATAATTTTAGCATTACTATATTAGAAGCTCATCCTGATCATAATAGAGTTGTTTATTGCTGGACTACTAATAGAAATAATTTTAAAGAAAGACAGAAAACTGGACTCGTAGCAGAACATGATTTTTATGGATTTTGTGCTAGAAAAATTCGTAATCTAATGAAAATATTTCCATGCGAGAGAATAGGCATGGATGCTCAGGGTGGTGGTGTTGCTATTGAAGAAGCTTTACACGACCCAAGCAAACTAGAAGAAGGAGAAAATTTATTATGGCCAGTAATAGATTATGATAAGCCAAAAGATACAGATGATCAACAAGGATTGCATATTATAGAATTAGTGCAGTTCGCAAAAGCAGATTGGACAAGTCAAGCAAATCATGGTTTAAGAAAAGATTTAGAAGATAAAGTATTATTATTTCCACGATTTGATAATCTAACTTTAGGATTAGCTCTTGACGCAGAAGGCAAGGATATTATGGGAGCTAATCTAGAAAATTTATATGACAGTCTAAGTGAATGTATTTTAGAAATAGAAGAACTTAAGAATGAATTAACAACTATAGTTATGACACAAACCAGCACCGGGCCAAACGCTAGAGATCGCTGGGATACTCCAGAAGTAAAATTACAAAATGGAAAAAAGGGTCGATTAAGAAAAGACCGATATAGTTCATTATTAATAGCAAATATGCTAGCACGACAAATAACTAGAACATTACAGCCAATATCTTATGATATAGTTGGCGGCAATAGATTAGATATGGTTAAGCAGGACGGCCAAATGTATAAAGGGCCAGAATGGTTCACCTCAGCAGCTAATGATGCTATATACTGTAGTATCAAAAAATAAGGTGTATAATAGTAATTATATTACATTAGTATTACAATAGTATTAAAATTATGGCTAAAAAATATCCCAAAAGTGAAGCTATCAAAGACGCCTCTTTAGCAGGAGAACAAGCATATATCGCTTGGGGAGATGATTTAGACAGTAAAAGGGAAGCATTAAAATCAGCTTCAGATTCATTAAGTGAATTTACTGGGGTACAAAATAAAGCTTCCGCTGGTATGACAGCCAGATTTAGAGATTACTCTGGATTGACCACAAATAGCGGAGGTCGCCCAGGATTATTAAGATCAGACTATGACTACTTTAGACCAGATGAAGCAGTTCCAGTTAAGCAAAAAGAGATCATAGCCAGAGCTGAAGAGATATATCAAAGAGTAGGTTTAGTCAAAAATATTATCGACCTCATGGGAGACTTTGCTGTTCAAGGCATCAAACTATCTCATAGAAATAAAAGAATTGAAAGATTCTATCGAAAATGGTTCAAGAAAATTGACGGTAAAGATAGAAGTGAAAGATTCTTAAATAACTTGTACAAGACCGGCAATGTTATTATCAATAAACAAACAGCTAAAATTAGTCTTAAAGTAACAGAAACTTTATACAAAACTTTAGGCTCTCCAGACCTACAGATTAATGACATGGATGATATAAGGATAGAGAAAAGAGAAATACCTTGGAGATATACTTTTATTGATCCTCTTGTTGTAGAGGTAGCTTCTGGTCCTTTAGCAGCATTTGTACAGAAGAAACAATATCAGATTATTTTACCAGCAGGACTCAGAAAATTAATCAATTCACCAAAAACAGAAGCTGATAAAATTATAATTAGTAATTTGCCAAATCAAATTATTGAAGCAGCTAAAAACAAAAAACCATATCCATTAGATCAAGATAAGACTCTTGTATTTCATTATAAAAAAGATGATTGGCAAAGTTGGGCTTATCCTATGATCTATGCGATCATGGACGATATTTCTATTATAGAAAAATTAAAATTAGCAGATATGGCTGCTTTGGATGGTGCAATCTCCAATATTAGAATTTTTAAACTAGGTAGTCTAGAACACAAGATCGCTCCCACCAAGGCAGCTACCGCAAAACTAGCAGATATATTAGGAAATAATGTTGGCGGTGGAACAATGGATATCGTTTGGGGACCAGATATTGAATTGGTTGAAAGTAATACTAATGTTCATAATTTTCTTGGAGAATCAAAGTATGTGCCGCATCTTAATTCTATTTACGCTGGCTTAGGAATTCCTCCTACATTAACAGGAACATTCGGAGCATCAGGAACAACTAATAACTTTATCAGTCTTAAAACATTAACACAAAGACTTCAATATGGTCGTGATGTATTAATGAAATTTTGGGAAAATGAAATTATACTCGTACAAAAAGCGATGGGATTCAGATATCCAGCTAAAATTGAATTTGATAGAATGGATCTTAGTAATGAAGATGCAGAAAAAGCATTATTAGTTCAATTAGCTGATAGAAATCTTATTAGTGATGAATTATTACAAAGTAGATTTGGTTTTGATCCAGAAATGGAAAAGAGCCGTCTCAATAGAGAAAATAAAGAAAGAGATAGCGAAAGGATGGTTAAGAAAGCAGGACCATGGCATGATCCTCAGTTAGAAAACTCTCTTAAAAAGATTGCTCTACAATCAGGATCTGTTGCTCCTAGTCAGGTTGGACTGGAATTAGATAAGAAAAAACCTGGCGAGAAACCCGCCCTCGAAATGAAAGCTCCTCAGATTCCAACAAAGTTGGCAAAAGATTCGCCAGAATCTTTGCCAAAAGAAGCAGGAGAAGGCAGACCCAAACTTTCAAAAGACTCACAGAAGCGAAAACAGAAAAATTTTGCCCCACAAACAGGAGCAAGTCTTTTAATTTGGGCCACACAAGCTCAAGATAAAATTAGTGACACATTAAATCCCATTCTATTAGATTTTTATAAAAAGAAAAATTTTAGAAGTTTATCTAAGCAAGAAACTGAAGAGGCCGAAAATATAAGAACAAAAGTACTTTTTAGTTTCCAACCATTCGCCCAGATAACTGAAGATAAGATTATGTCAGCATTTTCTAATATTAATAATCCAGAATTTTCAACAGTAATGTCATCTTATAATAATTGGCTAAATAACCTAGAACATCAACTGCATAAAGAATTATCTGTGGAAGAACTTAAACAAGCCAAAGCTTCTTTTTATTCTTCGGTGTATTCGAATTAAGTATATTCTTATAAAATAGAGGTTATTATGAAAATTTTTGCTCAAGAAATTCAAGATGGTTTAGAAGAACAACTTAAAGCATCAGCCTCTATCTCTTATTCAACAATGGCTGAGCCATGTAATTCTGACTCAACAATTAAACATATAAAAAGTATAGCAGCTATTAATGACGATGATTTATACTATGTTCAATCAATTTTAGTTAGTTCCAGTTGGAATAAAAATGACGATATTTTTGATAAATCAGAAGTTTGGGCAGCAAGAAATACTCCAGAAGATAAACCAACTAATTTAGAGCACGATGAAAATACAATCATCGGCCATATTACTTCTAATTGGCCAATAACAGAAGACGGAATTCTTATAAGCGAAAATACTCCCATTGAAAATATACCAGAAAAATTTCATATATTAACAGGATCTGTTATTTATAAAACATTTTCAAGTCCAGAACTAAAATCCAGATCAGCACAGCTAATTAGCGAAATAGAATCTGGTGAAAAATTTGTTAGTATGGAATGTTATTTTAAAAATTTTGATTACGGAATTATAGATAAAAGTACTGGATCTTACAAAGTTTTAGCTAGAAATGAAGATACAGCATATTTAACAAAATTCTTGAGAGCCTATGGCGGTCAAGGAGAACATGAAAACTATAAAATAGGTAGAGTATTAAGAAATATAACATTTTCTGGTAAAGGTTTTGTTAATAAACCAGCTAATCCAGATAGTATTATATTTAGTCGAAATATGATTATGAACGAATCCGATAAAAATTCTACAGAAAAAAAAGACGATTTAACAATAGCAGGTGTATCTAATAATCAGTTTAACTCAAATGTGGAGAATAACACTATGAATTTAGAGCAACAAATCGCTGAACTCGCAGAAAAAATGAACTCATTTGCTGATGCTTCAGCTCTTAAAGATAAAACTGTCGAACTAGAAAATACAATTAAGGCTCAAGAAGCCGCTTTAGTAGAAGCTAAAGCAACCATCGACGCAGCTACAGAAGAGAAAGAACTTGCTGCCAAAAAGATGGAAGAAGACATGAAGAAAAAAGAAGAAGAAATGAATAAAGTCAAGTCAGAACTTGATGCTGCCAATGAAATCATTGCCAGTTACATGAAAAAAGAAGAAGAGATGGCCAAGAAAGAAAAGAAGATGAAGAGAATGGCATCTCTAATAGAAGCTGGTCTAGATAATGAAGCAGCCTCAGCAACAGCCGACAAATTTGAGTCATTAGATGACGATGCTTTTAGTGCTATGACAAGTCTATTTGCTGCAAAGATGCCTCCTTGGCTAGAGAAGAAAAAGAAAGAAGAAGAAGCTAAACCAAAGGCTTCAGAAGTTGATACAGAAGAAGCACTAGAAAATGTTGAGGCTGATACAGACCTTAATCTTGGAGTAGGCAGCGAAGAAGATTCTCAAGTAGAATCAACTCGTGCAGCATTAGTAGAATTCGTTTGTGCTAGACTAGGTAAAAAACTCAATAAGGGAGAATAAAAATGGCTCTTAAACCAGATCGTATCGAATTCCTTTCAGACATCTCATTCTTCGCTACTTCAGCTGCCGAGCGTGGCGGTGTTGTTTCAGTAGTGACAGGTGGTTCTGGCGTTAGTATGGATGACGCAAATGCTGTTGTCAGTTATGCTACTAATCCATCAGGTGTCAAACCAATCGGTATTTTATTAAATGACGTTGTTAGTCTTGATCTCACAAGACAGCACATCAACTGGCATCGTGACGAAGTACAGGTCGGCGGTAAAGTCGCCCTTCTTCGTAACGGTCAAGTAACAACCAATTTAGTAGCTGGTACTCCAGCCGCTGGTTCTGATGCTTATGTTGCCGCAAGCGGCTATATCAGTACAGTACAAGCAACTGGTGCTGTCAAGATCGGTCAGTTTTTGAGTGCCAAAGACTCCGATGGCTACGCAAAAGTCTCTGTAAATCTTTAATCTATAAGGGAGAAAAACATGTCAGGTAACACTAAAGTATTTCAACCAACTCCAGAATTAACAGATCTTCTTGTTCGTTCTGGCTCACTAAAGAAAGAAGAGGCTCTTGCCGCCAATGCTGAATTTGCAAAAGCACTAGAGTTGCCACTTCGTCAAGGTATCCTTAATGGCGATATTCTTGATGGTATCTTCGAGCCAATTCAACTTGCTCAAAGTGCCACTCCTGAATTCCCATTAGACTTTCTTGCTCCAGGCACCGAGAGAAATTTCGTTGCTTATACCATTCCTAACCACGGATATATTCCAGAGCGTCACGTTGAAGGCGATTATGTCATGGTTCCAACCTATGACATCGGTTCTTCAATCGACTATCTCTTAAAGTATGCTCGTGATGCTCGTTGGGATGTTGTCGGTCGTGCAATGGAAGTTCTTGAGGCTTCTTTCGTTAAGAAGATGAATGATGATGGTTGGCACACACTTCTAGCCGCTGGTGTTGATCGCAATATCGTAGTATACGATAGCGATGCTGCTCCAGGCCAATTCACCAAGAGACTCGTAAGTCTTATGAAGACTGTTATGAGAAGAAACGGTGGTGGTAACTCTGCTAGTAACAATCGTGGTATGCTAACAGATCTTTATGTTTCTCCAGAAGCTATGGAAGATATCCGTAACTGGGGTGTTGATCAAGTTGACGAAGTTACTCGTCGTGAGATCTATACCGCTGCTGACGGCACTCTTAACCGTATCTTTGGTATCAATCTCCATGATCGTGATGAGCTTGGAGAAGGTCAAGAGTATCAACTATTCTATAGTAATGTATTAAACGGTACATTACCACAAGATTATAGTGGTACTGATGATAAGGTTGAACTTGTTGTTGGTCTTGACCTACGCAAGAGAGACAGTTTCATAATGCCAGTTCGCCAAGAAGTTCAGATCTTTGAAGACGATACTCTACATCGTCAAAAGAGAGCTGGTTTCTACGGTTGGGCAGAGCAAGGCTTTGCTGTTCTAGATAATCGTAGAGTTCTATTAGGCGCTCTCTAATATTACTGGTAATTAATTAAAAAGAGTAGGATCGGAGAGAAATCTCCGGTCCTTCTTTTTTTATATAGATTATTCATTGGTGTATTCTTATATAAGAATCATCATAATCGATTATTAACTAGGCCATTTACAAAAATAGGGCCCATATTATGGCTGCAAGCAAGTATGACTTTGCTATCGAACAAGGTTCATCATTCAAATTAGCTTTAATCTATAAGGATCCTAATGGAGATCCAATTGATTTAACAAACTGGTGTGCTAGATTAGTATGGAAAACTAATACTAATGTCACACAAACGTTCACAACAGAGAACGATGACTACGGTGTATATAAATTCATTATTGACGGTGTTTCTGGTAAATTAACTTTGATGATTCCAGCATCAAAAACAAATAACTTTACTTTTAACACAGCTAAATACGATTTGGAATTACAATCTCCAGACTATTTTTATGGATCACAATTAACCGAGGGCGGTAAATATATTATTAGATTAATATATGGAACAATAACAATAGTTAAGAGATTTAGTCAGTCAGCAGAATTATTGGAGTGCTCACCATGAGTTCTGAATTCATAATTGAAATTCAAGAGCCTGTTGTACATACTATTGAGATAGAAACAAGCTTTTTAGATACTGTAACAGATAATATTGAAATAGAAAGATATGATGTTTTTAATGTTGAAATTACTAATAGTGCTGTTGTTTTAGCTAGTGATCTACCTGATAATATTCCTATAACTAAAATTGTTGGAAATTTATCTATACAAAGAATAGATTTTGGAGATCCTTATGGAATTGGATCTAGCGGCTTAAGCGCCTTTTTAAATGATTATGATTATGAATTTGACTGTGGTACACCCTAAACCGGAGATATAAAATGCCAGTTCAAACAAGAATTCAGATAAGAAGAGGTACAACATCCCAATGGGCTGCTGCTGCCAATAGTTTGGGTTATGGTATATTATATGAAGGTGAATTAGGGTATGATACAGATAAAAAGATATTTAAAATCGGTGACGGCAGTACGCATTGGACTAATTTAGGGTCAGCAGGTGGATCAGAATTAATACCTGGAAGTGGTATAATATTAGATCCATCCGGAACAAATTCATATATATTTCATAATGTTATAACAGCATCAGGAAATGGATTATCTGCAAACGTTATTAATTTAGGAACATCAGATCCTTCTGGTTCGTATTATTCAATTTCTCTTAATGAAAAACTGAGGGATATAGCAGCTTTAAGCGGACAAGGATTTATTGTAACAGATGGATTGTCTAATATCTATGAAAGAGTGTTAAGCAGTGGATCTAATATAATTTTAACAAATGCTAATGGAGTATCTGGTAATCCAACTATTGGTATTAATAGTAATATTACCGGATTAAATAGTATTAGCGGAGTTAACGGCTTCACAATTTCTACAGCTAGTGGCATGTCATTAAATGCTGGTGCTGGAGTAGTTTCTGTTGATGACTTAGATGTTGATGGAACACTATATGTTGGAAATGGAATAAGTATAGAGTTGGCAGCAGCAATTTTAGCTCAAGGATCAATAATATATTCTGGTAATCCAACAAGATTTCAAGGTGATGTTTATTTTGATAATATTCCGAAAGTTGGACCAACAGGCAATGGAGGAATAAATGCTACAGGAGTAAGTTTAAGTGGACATAAACACGTTTGGACAGACGTTACAGATTTTTGCTCCGGAGTAGCAGATTGTGTTGATACTTCTTTATTAGCTGGTACTGGTATTCAATTTATTTCTGGAACTAATTCATTAACAGTAGCTCTTTCTGGACAGTCATTAAATCTGCATAATTTTACTGGGACCGGTATTCTTGTAAGAGATAATACTGGAACTTTCTATAATAGAGCAATTACATCATCTAATAATAATATTTTATTAAATAATGTTGATGGTGTTGGCGGAAATATCCAAGTTAATTTAAATAATACTATTACTGGTTTAAATAGTTTAACATCTAACACACTATCAACTACAAATATTACTACTAGTAAAATTTTAGCTAGTGGATCATCTATTGTTGTTGAGTCACCAGACGTTAATGTTACTGGAAATCTTAGAGTAGGTGGAAATGTTTTAATTAATGGTACTGGAGTTTTGGTACAGAGTACAGTGGTTGTTATTGATGATCCTATTTTTACATTAGGGGGCTCAGGCACTGCTCTTAATGATAGCAAAGACAGAGGTATTGAGTTTAAATATAATGATGGATCATCAAGAATTGGATTTTTTGGTTATCAAGATAGTAGTGATAAGTTTATCTTTTTAAGGCAAGCTACTAATACTAATGAAGTATTTAGTGGAACAAAGGGCGAAATTGATGCATATTTAAATTGGAGTAATATTACTGGAAGTATTCCAGATCCTGTTGTTACTGTAACCCTTACAGGAGACGTATCAGGTTCAGCATCAGCAACATTAACAGATCTTGGCAATGGAACAGCTACTATAGCAACCACCATAGCTTTAAATAGTGTGGCTTTGGGCAGCGATACCACAGGTAATTATGTAGAGAGTATCACCAATGGAAATTATCTTACTGGTGGAAATGGAGGTAGTGAAGGAGCAACATTAACTCTAGGCGTAGATGCAACAGATGCTAATACTGGTAGTAAAGTAGTTGCTCGTGATTCATCCGGAAACTTCAGCGCCGGAACAATTACAGCAACATTAAGTGGAGTAGCAACAAATGCCACACAAACTACTATTGTTTCTGATTCTACTAATGCTAGTAGATATTTAACATTTGTAGATAATACTACAGGATATAATGTTCAGAGAGTGGCCTCGTCATTAACTTTTAATCCTTCAACAGGAAGATTAACAGCAACCAGTTTTTCTGGAGATGGAGCTTCATTAACTGGTTTAAATGCATCAAATTTAAGCACAGGAATTGTAGCATCTGGAAGAATGAGCGGTCTATATAATATTTCTGTAACAGGAGTATATGCTGGAACTGCCACTAGCGGAATGATTTTACAAACAGATGGAGTGGTGTCCTATTGGGGCTGGATTAATGGTGGTAGTCCATAATATATTAATTATTAGACGATTTTTGTCTTGTAATTACTATATAATAGGAAAATAATCAATTATGGAAAAGTAAAAATATGCCAAGAAATTCATTAATTCAACTTCGTCAAGGAACATATACTCAATGGGATAGTAGTAGTAGTACCGTTTTATCTAGTGGTGAACCCGGTTTTATAACAAATTTTAATATACTCAAAATTGGTGATGGAACTAAACAATGGAGTGATTTACCGGCTATAAATGATAGTTTAGTAACAATTGTTCGTAATGATACTGGCAGTACTATTAATAAAATGAGCGTTGTTTATATTAATGGGGCTCAAGGAGATACTCCAAGAATAAGTTTAGCTTTAGCTAGTGGTGAAGCTCATAGTAGTAAAACTTATGGTTTTGTGGTAAATGATATCCCTACAGGAAATATTGGTTCTGTCATTGTTGATGGAACATTAAGAAATCTTAATACATCTACTCAGTTTAATGGTGTTAATGAAGGAACAGCACTTTGGCTTAGTCCAACAGTATCTGGTGGCATTACTACTAGTAAGCCATACGCTCCTTATCATAGTGTATTTGTAGGAACATTAATAAGAAAACACTCTCATCAGGGAGTTATTAATGTTAAAATTCAGAATGGATATGAATTAGAAGAACTTCATAATGTGGCTACCACTGGAGCAACCAACGGTCAATTTCTGCAATATAATAGTGCTAGTGGATTATGGGTTGCTAGTAGTAGTGGAAATTTTACAACTTTAAATATTAATGGTCCATTAAATCTAAATAGCGATCCAAATAATAATGAAGGATGCTTATTTACTATAGATGCTGGAGGAACTGTTAATTTATCTACATACTATTCTGATAATATTAGTATTTATGCCGGTACTGAAGGTGATAGTACTTTAAATCTTGGATATAATGATGGAAATCTAACAAATATTACTAATATTGGTGGAGGTACTATTAATTTTGGTAGCATAGGATCATATTATCCAAGTATAAATATATATGGTTATACGAGTATAAATAATGATGCTTGGATATTTGATGCTGATGATTTAATAGGTATAGGCAATCTTACATCTAGTAGTTTTATTAAAAGTGGTGGAACTAGTACTCAATTTCTCAAAGCTGATGGAAGCGTTGATAGTACCAGTTATCAACCATTATTAAGTAATCCAGTAACAGGAATCGGAGTTGCTAATCACATTGCTTATTGGAATAGTAGTAGCGGTATAGTTGCTGATAGTGGTCAGTTATATTGGGACAGTACTAATAATAGACTTGGTATAGGAATATCAAGTCCAACATCTCAACTTCATGTTATAGGTAGCGGATTATTTACTAGCGGCTTAAATATAAGTAATCAAACAGCAAGTACCATAGCAAGTTTTGATAGCAATAAAAATATTGTTTCATTGAGTACTGGAACTTATCCATCTTTAACAGAGCTAAGTTATGTAAAAGGAACTACTAGTTCCATTCAAACTCAACTAAATAATAAACAGGCCACTCTTACTAATCCTGTTGTTGGTACTGGTATTGCTAATTATATATCAAAGTGGACTAATTCTAGTGGACTAGTTAATAGTAGTATTGTTGATGATGGTAGTCAGAGTGTTAGATTTGGATATAATCAATATTTATATATATCTGATGATTGGTTTGGTGGAGAATTAGGACTACTACTTTCTGATCAGACTGTTATTGCTAACAAAAATTCTGATGGATCATTTGGATATGGTGGTGGGTATCCAGGAAATGAAAATATTGTTGTAGCATCTGATGGCAAAGTTGGTATAGGCACCAACTCTCCGTCTAGTAAACTAACAGTAAATGGAGCAGAAAATGTATTTGCAGTAATCGGAGACGATTTAACATATGGAGGCCAATCTCCAGCAACTATTTTAAAAGGATATACATGGTTTGGTAAAAATGATGGCAGTGTTGGTATTGGTGCTCATCATGCTAATAGTGGAGCATTAGGTAGCGCCGCTGCCTTCTATATGTTTGAGGGTTTTAATGAGAATGTTACAGCATACACTCCAATATGCTTTGCTGCTGGATATAATGCTCAATTATTTTTAAATACTGATTTAAATGTTGGAATAGGAACTACCAACCCATCTGAAAAACTTCATATAAATGGAAATATTCAAGTAGATGGTAATTTAACTCTTAACAATAATATTGCAAATAATGAAGGATCTAAAATAACTGTTGATGGACTAGGAATAACATTAGAAACTTATAGTACACAGGTTATTCAGTTATTAGCTGGAACAGCGGGAGATGGAGTTATTACTATCGGTGGTGCTGGTGGAGATACTACTAATCTAAATAGTACAATTACTAATATTAATGGATGGACTTTTGATGGAGATAATGTTTATAATGATAATGGTATTTTAAGATTTACCTCTATACTTTCGTCAGGAGACAATACTAATACAAATACTGATTTAACAATAGGTAACTATACTAAGTTATCTCATATTAATTGGAATATTAATCAACTTGGAGATGGGGTGTTTAATAGTGTAAACGCTGGAGCGGGTAATGTAACATTAGGACTTAATACAACTTTTGATCAATACGGATTATTTAGCACAACTACTAATCCATTATGGATAATTAGTGATTTATCAGCGATGCAATTAGTTTCTCAGTATGGAATAACTATAGATGCTGATACTTCAAATTTGATTTTACAACCAGCCAGCAATGCTGGTAGTATTGGTATAGGAACAAATTCTCCAAATTCTAACTATAGATTAGATGTTAATGGATCTATTGGAGATAGTACTAATGGTTATTTAAATCTTAATGGATTAAATGTTACTAATAATGATCCAACTAATATTACTGTTGATGCTGGTGGTATTGGTTTTGTTTTAACTGGCGATGGAACAATAGATATAACTTCTAATATTAGCAATCAGATTAATCTCAACGGTAATGTTTTCATTAACGGAGCTTTACGATCACCTGGCGAAATGCTTTACTTATGGTCAAATTTTAGATAACTTGACTATTTAACAAACTATTAATATAATAATACAAAGGAGATTTAATATGGCTAATCAACCAGTTTTTGCAACAACACCAAGAATAGGACTAGGACAAGTTAGTACAGCGAATACTAATCGTGATGGTACTGGCACAATAGCTACTATACTAACAGGTGGTGCTTCTGGAACAAGAATTAATGAAATTGTTGTTGAAGGAACTGCCACAACAACAGCAGGAATGGTACGAATTTATTTACATGATGGAACAAACGCTAGACTATTTGATGAGTTTGTAGTAGTTGCCGTTACAGCTGCTGCTTCGACTCCAGTTTACAGGGGTTCAAAAGTTTATGAAAATTTAACTTTACCAAGTAATAGTTGGAGCATACGAGCATCAACACATAATGCTGAAACTTTTAATATTGCAGTTTTGGGGGCTGATCTATGAACAATGGAATTTATTCTTTAAATAAATCTACCGTAGAAAGTTTTTTATTTACTAGAAATAGTAAACCAGATAGTGCTACTGGATCTGGTGGCACATATTACTGGAGTATCCCAGAAAGCGCTAAATATATTGAAATTGAAGCAGTCGCTGGTGGTGGTGGTGGAGCAAGTGGCAGAAGAGGTGCCGCTGGTACTATACGAGGCGGTGGTGCTGGCGGAGCAACTGGTGGAAGATCAAGATATAACTTTTTAGTTCAAGATATAGTAGACTTCGCTCCCTCTAAAATGCTCGTTATTACTGTTGGTGCTGGTGGTGCTGGTGGCGCTGGTGTTACAACAGATGATACAAACGGCAATTCTGGATCACCAGGTAATGCTTCTATAGTAAGATTAGTACAAAATTCATTATTTTATTTGTGTCATGCTTGGAATTCGACTGCTTCTACTGGAGGGACATCTGCTGCTGGTGGAACTGGAGGTTCTCCAGCTTGGGTATCTATGTATGCGGGTGTTGCTGGAGGCGCTGGTTCTAATGGAACAGCCGCTGCGACCAATGCTGGAGGAACCGTAGCACCAAATCCAGGTGCTGGTGGAGGTGGAGTAAATGCTTCTAATACTGCAACGGCTGGTGCTGTTGGTTATGGAACAGAAATAGTTAGAGGAGCACCAACTATTCTTAATCCTGCTGGTGGAGCAAATACTGGAGGTAATGGTGGTAATGCGACAACCGCTCTTCCCGGCGGATATGGTATGGGTGGAGGAGGTGGTGGTGGTAATCCTTCTGGTGGTGGTGGAGCAGGAGGTAATGGAGGTTTCCCCGGCGGTGGTGGAGGCGGTGGTGGTGGTGGATTAAATGGATTTACTGGTGGCGCTGGTGGTAATGGTGGCGATGGACTTGTTCGTATTTATGTATGGTATTGATAAAGGAGAATAATATGGGAAGCAATCAAACCTCATGGGCATTAGTTAATTCAGAAGGATTAGTAGAAACATTTTTAAGAATTGATTTGCCAGAAAATTGGGAGCCACCAGAAGGATTTTCTATAGTCGCTGATGACGAACTTCCAGAAGGTTGGCAAAGAGCACCAGAACAAATCATAGTACCAGCCACTATTTCTGCGAGACAAATTAGATTATGGTTAGTAAATAATGGCTATAGTCTTGCTAATGTAGAAGCAGCTATAAATAGCATTTCTGATCAAGCTATAAGAGATTCTACATTAGTGGAGTGGGAATATGCTCCATATATAGAAAGAACTCATCCAATGTTAATTCCTCTTGCATCGGCATTAGGATTAACTGAACAACAGGTAGATCAAGCATTTATAGAAGCTTATCAAATATAATTGGTCAATTTACTAGAATGAAGATGGTACTGTTACTATTATAGACCCAACTCCAGATGTGTAGAATTGGGTGTATTAACTAGTATATTATTCATTTTGCTGGAGATAATTTATGTGGAATTTAGAATTACCAGTGATCGTTAGAACACTTATTAATGATTGGGCCGATAATCCAACATATTCGGATGAAAGAATCATACAGGTACTAACAGTATCTGCTAAATATGTTCAATTTGATGTTGTTTTGGATCATCAATATGATGTTGACGTATTGAATAATACTATAAGTCCCGATCCAACCGATCAAGAGAGAGATGAAATATTTATTAGTTTAGTGTCTCTAAAAGCCGCTTGTATAATAGATCAAAGTACATTTAGAACAAAATCAGCGATGGAAGGATTGAGAGCATCCCTTGGCCCAGCGGCATTTTCAGTTGGTGGAAGTTTAGCAGGATGGAGAGAGATTCTAGAAAAAGGCCCATGTGCATTGTATAATGATTTTGTTGAACATTGGGATGTTGCTAATGCATCTTCTGTTAAAGCTATTCTTAGTCCCTTTGCTGGTAATAAATTTGATCCAAGTATTCTTGGCATGTATTCAAGCCAAAGAGGTCGTACATTTTTCTCCTAATTAGGTAATTATTATGTCAGCACCAGTTTATAATTTTGCACTAGATAAAGGATCCATATTTTATATATCATTTACATATTTAGATGATACTAATGAAATTATTAATCTAACAAATTGGCGAGGAAGATTTAGTTTTAGTCCAGTGGATGGATCATTGGCTAATACTACAATTAGTTATTTTACTGGACAGTCAAATTCTACATATAGTTTAAGTATTAATGGTGACGAAGGTAAAATCATATTAAAATTACCATCATCAACAACTGGCTCTTTTGATTTTAGTTCAGCATTGTACGATATTGATCTAAAGGCTCCAAATGAATTGTACGATGGCGCTGGGGACTATATCGCTAAACTTGTTAAAGGAACAATGACTATTTTATCTGGCAATTCATTAAGTCCAGCAATCTTTCCTGATATTGCAGAAGAAACTCCATGTGAGGGATGCTAATGTCTAATGTTATTGTTAATACATCACAATCCCTAATTAATGTAACAACATCTGATGTTGATGGTAATCTTACCACAAATTCTATTTTATCAGAAAGGATGCCGGAAGTTAAAATTGTGGAAACCAGTTCACAATCATTATCAAGACTAATCTCCGGAACACCTCCACAATCTTCTGTTGATGCTGGTCAACCAGGAGAAATTAGATGGGACAATAATTATCTATACTTATGCGTTGCTTCCAATACATGGAAAAAAGTATTATTATCGGAAATATAATATGAATATATTTAGTGGATTAGTTAATTCTGATTTTAAAAATTTATACAATCAAGCTATTGAGAGCCTATTGGAATCAACAGCATTGGCTGTTCCATGCAGATTAAAGTATAATACAACAGATCAGTCATTCTGTACAAATTGTATATACAATCCAATTTTAGATAAATCTTTTAATAAGTATAATGGCACAGGACCATTATCTTTTCCAGAAGGTTCTATATGTCCGGTATGTAATGGATTTGGCAAAATAGTTTATGACACTGAAGAAACCGTATATCTTGGAGTTATCTTAGACAGTAAATATTGGTTAAATTGGGGACCAAAAAATATACAAATTCCAAACCTAGCAGCACAAACATTATGCTCTATTACTCTTATGCCCAAAATTCAAAATGCTACACAGATGGTTGTATTAGATAACGAAGCATATGATAATAACCAATACTCTAAAGCTGGTCCACCAATTCCTATGGGTTTAGGTGAACATAAATTTATTCTTACAAATTGGACCAGACCATGACATTAGTTTTTAATATTCGTTTATTGGAATCTGATAGTCAAATTAAAAAAGCTATATTAGATAGTATAAGAGATGTTTTAGATTCCGCAATATCTAAATCTATCAATAAAATTAGAGATGAACTAACAAATCTTACAATAGAGAATATAAAAAGAGAACCAGAATATATGTCCTTAAAAAATGGACAATTAAGATATGAGTTTGGTATACCAGATACTATGGTAGTTGATGCTGTTGTTGGAAATATATGCGCTGGAAAAGTTTCAAGAAGTCCTGTGAGAGTTAACAGTAGAGGCGTAGTAGGTAATATTAGATATACTATTATTGATGGAGATACAGTAGATCAGTCTATGAATAGTCAAAATGGTCTTGTGCAGGATTCTAAAGGCTATACCATGCCATGGTTAAAATGGCTCTTGACTCAAGGAACTTCTCCTATAGTTAAAAATTTTGAAGTAAAATTAGGGCCAAATCCAAGATCTCGTACAGGCATGGCCATAATGGTTGAGTCTAGCGATAATTGGAGCGTTCCGGCCCAGTTTGCTGGTGTACAAGAGAATAATTGGATCACACGAGCAATCTCTAGTATTGATGAAGATGCGTTCTTTCAAATCATACAAAAAAATATTGAACAAAATATATGAGCTGTAATCAAAACATGTACAGACTTCATGGAATAACAAGTCTGCAAGATAATATGCTAATACCAACTGTTGAGGAAAACCTTAAGAGTTTTCTAGACTATGGATTATTACATATAGGCGGATTTGTTAATGTTCGTATTCCAACCTCTGGACTTTATAAAACAACATTTCATACATTAAAACCAACAAAAGATCCTTCTTACACAGCAAATACTGTGTGGCAAACACCAAAAAAGGATTGGGTATGGGAATCTGGCATATCATATCAAAATACTTCGCCAGTTAATATTAGCGGGGTCTATGTGGCCAATACCTTTTATCCTGCACCATCAGGATCAGGATCGGTTGGATATAGATTAGATTATGAAAATGGCCAAGTAATTTTTGATAAGCCATTAAATTCATCATCAAAAGTTGAGATGTCATATAGTTATAAATGGTGTCAAATTATTAAGTCTAATAATAATATGTGGCAAACTCTTCAAGCCATGACATTTAAGCCAGATTCTCAAATTTCTCAAGCGGACAAAGGCAACTATGCTGTATCTGCTTCTCACCGATTACAACTACCAGCAATAGTGATAGAAACTATTCCCAGAAATTCTAACTCTCCATATGAATTAGGATCTCTTATTTCTTATAGACAACAAGATATTTTATTACATATATATAGCGAAAACTATAGTGATTGCAATACTTTAATGGATATTTTAAGATTACAAAAAGATAAAACTATTTTATTATATGATCTAACTAAAGTTATTACTGATAATTTATATGGCTTAAATAATAATGGATCCAAAAATATTAATGGTTTAAATTATGGTCAAATTGTTAGTGATAATAATTTAATTTGGAATCGTCTATATATTAAAGAAGTCAATTTTCTTGATGTTCAAAAAAATACATCCGCTACTATGTTTTGGTGTATCACTAGATTAACCGTCGAAGTTATAGTCTAATTTAAAATAGAGGTTATCATGGCAAACAATCGTATTTTCTATGCCGTACAAGCTGTAAAAATCAAACCATGTCGCTCAACTAATGGCTCATACACCTATGGATCTGAAAGAGTTCTTAGGGGTATTCAGAGCGTTGGTATCACAACCAATTTTAATCTTGAGCAGGTTTATCAATTAGGCCAATTAGAGCTTTATGACAACGTTGAAGAAGTACCAGACGTTGAAGTTACTTTAAATAAAGTTCTAGACGGAACACGTCCGGTATATAATCTTGCTTTAGACGGCAATGTTGCTAATAGTAGTGATAATCTCACTTTAACAAATATTTCTGACCGCAGATGTGACGTTGCTCTTGGTATATGGGATGATACTCGCACTGGCGCAAGTGGAGCCGCCGCTTACTATGTTGTTTGCACAGGCATGTATGTTAGCAGTGTTACCTATAACTTAGCATCAGATGGTAATTTTACTGAAGACGTAACTCTTGTTGGTAATCATAAAAAGTGGGGTTTAACAACAGGTGGCGGTATAACATCATTTAATACTGGTGTTGTAGATAGTGGTGATGAGACAAGAAAAGTTTCTCGTCGCTGGTCATTAAATAAAGATAATAGTATTCTTCCAAGCGGTAGCGGTGGTCTTCCTGGCTCATTTGCTGTTGGCTCAGGATTACACGTTAATAGTATTTCATTAACATGCAATCTTGGTCGTGAAGCTATTAATGAACTAGGCAAGAGATCGCCATACTACAGATATATTCAGTTCCCTGTAGAAGTAACATCAGAATTTGAAATCACAGCTACTCAAGGTGATCAGGTAGATGCTGATGACTTTGATACACAAACCGGCTGTGCAGCAGCAGCAGCAAGTAACCTTACCAATAAGCAAATTAAGGTTATGATTTGTGATTCTAATAATGCTGATGGTAGTGTTGATTATGTCTTTGATTTAGGCTTAAAGAATAAGCTAACTTCAGTTAACTATACCGGTGGTGACACTGGTGGCGGAAATGCTACTATAACATATAGCTTCCAAACATTCAATGACTTCAAGGTCAGTGGTGTAGCAGCAAGCTAAGTTAGACAACTAGTTTACTGGAATATACAGGAGGACACGATGGATCAAGAACAGATGTTTAGTCTGATTGGTAGACTATATATAGATATAATGTCTGCTCAGAGAGTAATAGAAGTATTACAAAAAAAGCTACAAGATAAAGAAAAAGAAATAATAGAATTAGAAAAACTAGTTAAAAAAGATAGTCAGTAATGGATGAATGGCGAAAACATTCAATTACTTGTTCATAGAATTAGTCTAGGACATTTGTATTTTAAATATAATAATGTTGATTATATTTATGTTAGTCCAACAACTGACATAAAATATGAAGCAGAATTATTTTATGAACAAATTATTAATGATAATAAATTTGAATCTTGGATAACTCAAGATGCTCTTAAAAAATTCTTAGAAAAAATTGAGTGTTGGACAAAGGAAGACGAAGAACTTCTTAAAAGTACAGAAAAGAATCTGGAAAAACTAAAGCTTAACCTATACTACAGTAGGCTTCAAAAAGAAAAAGTGAATAAAATCAAAAAAGACATAGAATGGTCAAAAGATTCTATTAATAAATTACTTAAAAGAAAACATAGTTTTGACTATTTAACACTAGAAGACTATGCTGCTTTCCAAAAAAATGAATATCTTTTTATTCAAAGCATTTTTTATAGGAAAAATAAAGAAAGAGTATTTGATTCAAATCCGGATTATAATAATTTTATTAATATCACATCTCATATCGCTGAAAATTTTATAAATATTGAGACTTATAAGAAGATAGCAAGAAACGAATATTGGAAAACATTATGGAATAGCAATAAAAATAATGTATTTAATAAAGCGGCATATCAATTGACAGACGAACAAAAAACTCTTATTAATATAAGTATAATGTATGATAGAATCTATGAGAACCCAGAATGTCCTCAAGATTTTGTTATAGAAGATGATGATATGCTTGACGGATGGATGTTGGACCAAAAACAAAAAAATGACAATCTTAAGAAAGAAAAGACAGCAGAAGATCTGTTAAACAAACATAAAAATGCTAAAGAAGTATTTGTTGTTTCTAGCAGAGAAGACGCTGGCAATATTTTTGATTTAAATTCACCTGACTCAAACAGAATAATTAAGCAAAGATCACGGGTTATTTCCAAAGCACAAGATGATGGGATAGATGAATTTAATTTACCGGACGTTAAACAAGATATATTTATGAAAACTAACACAGCAAGAACTGGATAATTTATGAATGAAGAACAAATAATATCTCAATTAGCAGTTAAAAGATTAGAAACAACAATGATAGGAGCCTTGGCCAGATTTGAAAATGTATTTGGATTTTTGTGGGCACATCATAAAAATATGGATGAACCATTAACAGATTCAGAGATACATTTTGACAATATGTGGCAAGATGTTAGAAACAATATTCTTAATCATGGTAATCAACAAATTAGGGGCTTAGTAAATGATATTTCTAAGCAATTAAGAAATGGACCAGAACTTAAGTATAATTATAAATTTAAGGTTAGACCAATAAACAAGGAGAACGACAATGCAAACTAGATCCTTTACTGCAAAAATTAATGATAAAGAAGTTGAATTTTTAGTCAAATCGCCATCTTTAAATGATCAGAGAGAAGCTCAAAAGGTTTATAATCAGGCTTTTACAGACGCTATAAAGAGTAAGAGCGTTGTTAGAGCAAAGTTAGACGAGCTTCTCAGAGATCAAGGATTATGGAACGATGAAAAACAAGCAGATTACTCTAGTATGCAAAAGCAACTACTAGAAGGAGAACGAAGATTAGCTAAGGGTGGTTTTAGTATTAATGAGGCCAAACAGTTAGCTTTCGAGATGCAAGAAATTAGAGAAAAAATTAAAGATCTAATTAGTGTGCGAACTAGTTTGGATAATCATAGTGCAGAAGGTCAAGCAGATAATGCAAGATTTAACTACTTAGTATCAGCCTGTGTGGTGTATAAAGATAGCGGAGAAAAATATTTTAGCAGTCTGGAAGAGTACCTTAATAAGTCGGATGATCCTGTAGCTATTTTAGGTGCTCAAAATTTGGCTAATATGATTTATGGTTTAGATAATAACTTTGAGAAAAACTTACCAGAAAATAAATTTTTAGCCAAATATAAATTTGTTGACGATAAACTCAGAAGAATTGATAAAAAGGGTAGATTAATAGATTCTGAGGGAAGATTAGTAGATGAAAATAATAGATTGATTGATGAAAGTGGTAACTTTGTAGACAGAGATGGCAACAGAGTAAACGAAACAGGAGAATATGTTGTTGAAACACAACCATTTTTGGATGAGGACGGAAATCCAATCTTACTTTCAGACGAAGTTAAACCCACAGAAAAGGTGGTTACAACGCCTGTTGTTTCAACAGACAGCGAAAAGACAGAATCTTAATTTTTGTAATTTAATTTTTGCATTGTCATATGTAACGCCGGTCATCAATATTGGTGATTCGGCGTTATATCTTTAATAAGGACAATTTATGTCAAGAGCATTTAATCTCACAGCAGAATTAAATTTAAGAGGTCCAGCAAACATTAGACCTATAATTGCCAATATAAGAAGGCAGTTATCTGGTATTACCGCTAATGTAAATGTTAATATAAATAATAATACTGCAAGAAATGTTAATACATTACAACAATCTATTACAAGATTAAATACATCTTTAAATACAACACAAACTTCTGCCAGAAATGCAGCAGCAGCCTTAACAGCATTGGGCAGAGCAGCAGCAGTAACTAATAATAATATTGGTAATATACCAAGAAATTTAAATAGAATAAATACTGGAGCTGCAAATACAAATAATGCCTTAACACAAACCAATAATGCTCTAAACCAAGCTGCCGGTGGGTTTGAAGAATTCGGTAGACAGTCAGCATTGGCCGTTAGAAGATTCGCTGCGTTTGCAACAGTTACCGGAGTTATTTATAGATTCACAAATGCCATTTCTTCTGCAACAACTGAGTTTATTGATTTTAATAGAGAATTAGTAAGAGTTGCTCAAGTTACAGATTCTAGTTTATCTCAATTGAGCCCATTAGTTGGAGAGATTACTAGACTATCTACAAGTCTTGGTATAGCGTCAAAAGATTTGATTTCTGTATCTAGTACATTGGCTCAGGCCGGTCTCAGCGCTAAAGATACTGAAAAAGCTCTTAGGGCGTTAGCATTAAGTGCTTTGGCTCCATCGTTTGATAGTTTATCAGATACGGTAGAAGGTTCTATTGCTTTGATGAGACAGTTCGGAATTAGTGCTGGAGAATTAGAAGATGCTCTTGGTAGTGTTAATTCTGTGGCTGCTAAGTTCGCGGTAGAAGCTAGTGACTTAATTACAGCTATTCAGCGTACTGGTGGTGTGTTTGCCACAGCAAGCAAAGGTGTTAGTCAAGGTAAAGATGCTCTTAATGAATTCTTAGCTGTATTTACAAGTGTTCGTGCCACAACTCGTGAAAGTGCAGAAACAATTGCTACTGGTTTAAGAACAATTTTTACCAGAATTCAAAGAGGAGATACAATCAAAGCCCTAAGAGAATATGGGGTAGTTTTAACAGATTTAGAAGGTAAATTCGTTGGTCCTTATGAAGCAGTTAGAAGACTAAGCGAAGGATTGAGTAAACTTGATCCACGAGATTTAAGATTCTCTCAGATTGTAGAAGAACTTGGTGGATTCCGCCAGATTGGTAAAGTGATTCCACTTATTCAACAATTTGCAACAGCACAGGCAGCATTGAAAGTTGCACAGCAGGGACAAGGATCACTAGCCAAAGATGCGGCCACGGCACAACTAAGTTTATCTAATCAAATAAGTAAAGTAAGAGAAGAGTTCACTGCTTTAATCCGATCATTAGGAGAAAGTTCAACATTTCAAACTTTCGTAAGATTAAGTCTAGATCTTGCTAGCGCATTAATCAGATTAGCTGATAGTGCAAAAACAGTATTACCAGCATTAACAGCTATTGCTGCATTTAGAGGAGTATCAGCATTAACAAGATTTGGAGCAGGATTTGCTGGTGGATTACGCCGTCAAAATAATGGTGGTTTTATTAGAGGTTTTGCCACAGGAGGTGTTGTTCCGGGAGAAGGTAATTCTGATACTTTTCCAGCAATGCTTACACCTGGAGAATTTGTTATTAGAAAGAAAGCAGTTCAAGCTATTGGAATTAATAAACTTCATAAAATGAATAGATTTGCAAAAGGCGGATCAGCAAAAGCACCAATGGTGGATGATATAACAGCAAATGCTAAGGGCGCGATATTACCAAATAAAATAGCTTTAGAAAAAATATTAGCTAGTGGATATGGAGCATTAGATTTTGACAGAACATTAAAAAGAACAGTTGGAGATCAAGCATACGGTAAAGCTAAAACAACAGGACAAAAAGATGCCGTATTATCAAAATATTTTAGAGATCCAACAACAAGATTAGCCGATGCCAAAAGTGCAAGATTAACTCAATTTGGAAGAATGTTACAAAAATCAATTCAGGGCGGAAAAGTTAATCCTGCTAATCTTAGTATTATAAGCAAATCTGGCAGAACACCAGGACTTGCAGAATACATTAACGAATTATTTGGTATTCCTATTGGAAATATGATATTTACTGGAGGAGGAAGTAAAGAAGGAGCATATAAAGCATTCCAAAATAAAGGTCCAAGAGCACAAAGAGTAGCAAGATTTGCTGGTGGAGGTTTAATTGATGATATAAAAGCAGGAAATAAAACTGTTGGAGCAGCAATATTAGAGGCAGGACCAGCAAGACAGGCCGAGTTTTTATTAAGTCCTAAAAGTTTAGAAAAGGCTGTAGGAAAACCATTAAAGAATTTACCAACACTAGGAAAATTCAATGCTCCAAGAGTTGGTCTCAGTTCTAATACTTCAGGAGCTTTTAATAATGCTCTTGATGAAGGAATAGTAAGAGGAGTTAATTATGCTAGTAGATTATTAGCTAAAGATTTGGGAATGGGTGATGTGGCAAAAATTGGCAAGGGAGATAAACAAGCATTTTTAAGTGGAATTAATGATGCTACTAGAGGAAATTTATTTGAAGATGTTCTTCTTTCTATGAGAGGAGGACCATTCGCAGAAAGAGAATCTCAGCAACCATTCGATTTTCCAAATGGTCTTGGCGGAGTTTTAAGTGATGATTTTGTTGGACTTCCTCCCAAATGGGTAGATGCAAAAGCGTCATTTAAGACTGCACAAATTACCGGAAGCGGATCTCTTAGAGCTAAAACTATTAGACAATTAGCTAATGAAATTAGAAAGAATCCATCTCTTTACATAGATAATGAAGCTAAAACAGCTTCTAAAATACAACAAGAAGCACAAGAAAAAACACAGGCTGCGCCTCCAACATTAGCTGGAAATTCTAATTTACAAAAATTTGAAAGAGATAAACCATATACTACAGGAGAATTAAAGGCACAGGGCTTTGCAACTGTTTCTGATCGTAATCGAAACTTTTCAAAAACTGGAACTAAATGGTTTAGAAAAGCTATGGGTGGGTTTATCCAAAAATTTGCTGTAGGTGGAGAAGCTCAAGCAATTGCGGATAAACTTGGTAAAGGTAAATCAAGAACTTGGTGGACTGGTCAAGCTTATGGTAAACAATTACTTACTGACACTTCTTTAGCTGGTGTTTGGGATGCAGTAACTGGTCAATTAGTAAAGCTAGATCCAATGCAGGGAAAAATGTTACGAGAAATGGCTATGCGTGAGCAAGCCAGTGCTAGACCGCAAACAACCCTAAAGCAAGAAAGCGAAGCAGATTTAAAAGCTAGACTAGAACAAGAAAGAAAAACTGCTGGTGATGCTGCTATAGCCCGTGCTAAGAGCATGAGCGCTAATGCTGACAAATCCATGATAGAGATAGAGGAAAAGAATAAAACTAAAAAAATACGTGAAAGCATTCGTTATCAAGCTAATGAAGTTCGTGCCGCCACTAGAGACTATCGTTACATGCAGCGTAGAAAGAAGTTTGCTGTTGGCGGTGGAGTTGGCACAGATACTGTTCCCGCATTATTAACTCCTGGCGAATTTGTAATTAATAGAAAAGCAGCAAGTAGAATAGGAGCAAGCAGACTTCATCAATTAAATAGAGCAGATAAAATTCAGGGATTTAATAAAGGTGGTGCTGTAGGAGGTGTACAAAAGTTAAATTCTGGTGGACTTTTACAATCCACATTAGCTGGAATGTCTCCAAAAGATTCTGCTAGGCTTGGTGCTAGCATAACTAGAAATGCTCAAGCATTTGAACAGCTAGAGCGCATGGTCACTGATTGGCCAGCAGAAGATATCGCTATGGCGATGAAAAAATTAGACAGATCTTTAGAGAAAGGAGCATCAACAGCAGATGCTCTATCCTCTGCTGTAGGAGCTGGAGTTGGAGGAGCAGGTTCAGAAAGAACACCCAAAAAAGGAGTATTACAACAAACCGCTGGAGTATCAGAATCCAGAAATATTACTGCTCCTGTTGGTCCTACTGGCTTTGCGGCCAGTCAAGCAAGAATAAATCAAATTGCCGGAAATGTTGGACAATATCAAAGAGGACAGGATGTGGTAGATCGAAGAAATACTCCTATGGGTATGTCTTCTACTAGTAACATGTCTAATGCAGGATTACAATTTGCTGCAAGTCTTAAAAATGCAACAACGCCACTTCAAACTCTAACACAAGCTGCAAAAAATGCTGGAACCGGATTATTACAAGTTGGCAAATCTAGTGTGATGGCTGCTGGAAGAGGTGCTGGCGGATTGATTAGTAGCATTGGAGGAGGAGTATTAAATTCTATTGGTTTAGGAAGATTTGGTTCCAGAGGAGCAAGAGGTGGTGGAGGAGCAGGAGGAGCCGGAGGAGCCGGAGATGGTGGTGGCGGAGGCGGATTTGGCATGGCTGGCATGGCTTTAACAATGGTTGGCGGTATGGGCGTAGAGGCTCTATCTAATGCTATGGGAGGAGAAAAAACAGAGTCTGGCAGAACAATATCAGCAGTTGGCGGAAGCGTAGCAAATATGGCTTCTATAGGAGCAACCGTAGGAAGTTTATTTGGTCCTATTGGAACAGGAGTAGGCGCAGCAGCAGGAGCTTTAGCGGGATTTGTTATGGGTCTAGGAGATGCCAAGAAAGCAAATGAAGAATATGCTCAAAGTCAAAAAGTGGCAGCGTCTCAAGCTGCAACAGAAAAAAGCGGAAAAGCCCTTCAAGCTTATATGTCTAAACCAGGCGGAGCACAAAAATTAGCATTCTTTAAGTCTTTTAATGAAGCATCCTCTGTAGAAGCTGCCGCAGGAGAAGGTATAAAAAGACAAAGAGCAAGTGGTTTTGGCAAGATGTTAGGATATCAAGATGAAACAACAGCAGATCTTGGCAAAAGAAGAGCAGAAACTCAAAAGGCAGGAGCAGAACAGGCTCAACAATTTTTAGAAGCAGAAATGATGAGAACAGGGAAGACTTTTGATGAAGTAAGCAAAAGTATGAGCCCTGCCCAGTTTAAAACTCTAACCTCTAATATAGCCGAAGCAGATGAAAAATATGCGGCTTTTCAACTTCAAAGAGCGGACGAAATCAAAAAATTAAGAGATAGTGGAAGAGGAGCAGAGGCCGATGCTGTACAAGCACAGACTAATAAAGACTTGGCAGCTATGGCAGAAAATATATCACGAAGAGCAACAGCAGAAGCCGGTGCTGCTGCACAAGCAAAGGCTGCGGCAGAAGCATCTAAGAAATTACAAGTTGTAATGATGCAAGCAGTTGTTAGTTTGGAAAAATCTTTTAATGCTTTAGACGAAGTATTAAATAAATCTAGTTTTGATTTGGGACAAATATCTGGCAAAGCTGACGAGATTTTTTCTGGAAAAGCTTCTTTAACCAGTTCCACATTCGCAAAAACAAATAATGTTCTTCAAAATCCTAACGCTTATTCTGCCGCAGAAAGACAAGCAGCAATATCGTCATCTGCTTCTAGAATGGGACCAACAGGACAATTAGTTGGACGAGTAGCAGAATTTGGAGCAAGAGCCACAGAAAAGGCAACAAGAGAAGCGAATGCTGTTTATAATGCCGGAGGAAGTAATGCTGAAGTAGGAGCATCTGTTACTCGTAATTTAACAAATGATATCTTGGCCACTTTTGGTCCAAATAGCAGCATGGCTCAAACTCTAATAAATGGAGTAAGAGAAACTGTTGATAAAGCTGTTGAAGAGGCGGGAGATTCATCAATAGACCCTGCTGAATTAATAGACAAGGCAACAGGACCATTAAATAAAGCGGCACAACAGGCCGGACAATTACTCATTAAAAACAATGAGAATGTTGCTAAACATTTAGAAGAGTTGGGCAAGGTTGCAGAAAGAGTAGTAGAAATTGAACAAAGAAGAGTAGATAGAACAGCAGCATTAGTAGAAATGCAAGCCCAGAGTGGATTAGCCACAAAAGAAGCATTAGGACAAAAAGTATCTATTGGAGAAAGAATAAATGCTCGTTTTGCAGGTAACAGGGCCAGATTAGGAATTAAAAATCAGGGCGATTTTACTCCGCAAAATATTGCGAATATGAGAGCTAATGCTCAAAAAGAACAACAAGCATTACAAGCTCAAATTGATAAAAAATCAGCAGAAACAGCAACTAATCCTGGAGCAGCAAGAGAAGTTGCTAATTTACAACTTAAGTTAGCAAAAGTTAATTCTACTATAGATAAAACAAGTAAAGAACTAGAAGATTTACCAGCATCACTAGAAGGAGCTATAAGTGATGTTACATCAGAAATTCAGAAACGAGTTGCTCAACTAGAAGCACAAAAGCAAGCAGGATCAGCATTTGCAGAAAAATTAGTTGGCAGCACACCACAAGAATTAATGGAATTGAATCAAACATTTAATTTATTAAATAATACATTAAGAGGTCAACTAACCACAATATACCAATCTCAGGCCGCACAAAAAGCTTATGTTCAAGCTATAAAAGAAGGTAAAACAGCCCAAGAAGCTATGAGCGATGCTCAAGCGGCATATGCTAATGAGAATAAAAAAGCATTAAGTTTATTTGGTGAATTAACACAAATTGCTGGAATAGAAGGTCCAGAATTAGACGTAATGAAAGCTGATCTTTTAGAAGGTTTTGCCAGAGCCCAAGGTACAGGATTAGATCAAAATCCATTCTTCCAGAAAATTTTAGCAACACTACGACAAGATCCAGCAGAAAGAGCAAAAGATGATCCTGTATTACTAGCTTTAGTAAATAGAATGGAAACATTAAAACAGGCTCAGGTTGATGCTGTTAGACTACAAAATGAAAATGATAGAACTATTCAAAAAGATTTATTACAGGAGGTTGGAAAAAAAATATTGGACTCCCTTGCTGAAACACAAAGAGCATTTGTTGCCGCTATGAATGATATAGCAAGACGAATGGGCGCTGCTCCTCCACAACCAAGAGCTAATGCTAATGGACAACTAAGAGCTAATGGTGGATTAATATATGCTGCCAATGGCCAATATATTAATTTCCAATCCAAAGGCACAGACACTGTACCAGCAATGTTAACTCCGGGTGAGTTTGTAATTAATGCAAAATCTACAAGAGAAAATCTTGGACTATTAACTGCTATAAATAATAGTAAGGGAGGTAGAATAAACTATCTGGCTGTTGGAGGTCAAGCAGATTTATCAGGAGTATCACAAAGATCAGCAACAGCAAGACAAGAAGATATGACAAGAAGCGGTCTGATCAATCAGACAACATTAGGTAATAAACTTGATACCGTTAAAACACTATCTCAAAATATTAATAATACAACTTTAACTACAAAAAATAATCAGATTCCATCTCTTGATTCGTCTATAGGAAATAGTCAAGATTCAAATAACAAACAATTCTTATTACTAAATAAAAATATAAATAATTTATCAAATTCTATTAATTCTCAAAAATTTAATACTGGCGGAATGGTATATGCTTCTGATGGCAAATATATCAACTTCCAGCCAAAAGGTACAGATACTATTCCGGCAATGCTTACGCCAGGAGAGTTTGTTGTAAATGCTCAATCAACAAAAGATAATTTAGGATTATTACAAGCTATAAATAGTGGATATTATGCTACTGGTGGAGAAATTCCATCTAGAAGTCCTAACGATCTTTTAAGAGGAGTTGCTGGTAATCTTCAATACAGAATGTCATTATTAAAACAAAGTGGAAAATATTGGATTCTAAATCGTAAAAATAAACAAAGAGTTGATCAAGAAGGAAAAATGAGATTTGGTGGAGTTGAACGAGATCAATCAGCTTATGTTGAACAAGCTAAAGATGTAACTGATGCTGCTAGAATAGCAAGAAATAAATATAATTGGTTTGACAAAAATATAACACAGTATCAACTTATTGCTGAACAAAATGAAGCTTTTAGGGCTTATAAAAAAGCCAGCCCTTCTGAAAAAATAACTATAGAATTATTTCAGCAAATGAAAGATGCCCCAGAATTATTTGGAAAAGATGCTTTTAATATCAACGTTAAAGAAAAAGAAGATAATATAAGACAAAAACTTGATAGTGGGCAAAATCCAGGAGAATTATATAGAAAAGCCACAAAAAGACAAAATTATTTATATAGAGTACGTGCAAATGTTGAAGCTGCTCTTAAGATTTTTGACAAAGAAATGACGCCAAATAGAAATGCGATTGAGATTTTGAGAGGACAGTATTTTGGATCCGAAAAAGAAATTAATTTGATAGATAAAGTATGGAATAGATTAATGGCCGAAAAAAAGCTGTCAGGATTACAGAGAGATCAAACATCAATATTTAATGAATTTAATCCAAAAAATCTTCCAAATAAAGACTATTATAATAAAGGCGGAGTTGTTTATGCTGAAGATGGTTCCTATATACCGTTCAAGACTCCCAGAGCCAAAGCTTTAAATGATAGAAGAATACAAGGAGAAAAGGTACAAGAAGAAAAACAAAAAGCAGCAATGCTTGATAGACTAAGAAAACAAATAAATGCTCAATTAGCTCCTACTGATAATCGAGCAATGTTCGAATTGCAACAAAGATTACGAGCATCTGGTTATTTGGAAGGTAAAAAACAGCGCAAAGATGCTGTGATAGATGACGAAGAATATGAGCAAATTAAATTTGCTCTAGATATGATAGATGAATACAAGCGTTTTCAGTATAGTCAAATTCCTGTAAATAATAAATTTAATAGCGAAGAGGAAAAAACAAGAAGAAGAAATACTCCACAATTACCACCTACGCTACCTCATTTAACGCCAAAATCAAAACAATATGGAGGAGTAGTTTACGCAAATAGTGGGACTCTGGTTCCATATCAACCAATGGGCACAGATACTGTTCCTGCCATGTTAACTCCTGGCGAATTTGTTGTTAATCGTCAAGCATCTCAAAAACATTTAGGATTATTACAGGCTATTAATAATGGCTACTATTCTAAAGGAGGAGTAGCATATTTAGCAACAGGAACACCAGGAACATCTGTTTTAGATTCAAATATGACCTATTTATCAGATATGTTAAAGAAAGGAGCAGATAATCTTAATTTGGCATTTGTTAATGCTGTTAAGAAGCTTAATAATATAACTGAAAATAATCCTGAGATAGGACAGGTACAAACAAACGGTGTATCTAATAATCAGATCAATCCATCAGTCAGCATAGAAGCACTTGGAAACCGACTAGACCGATTTATTGAACAACTTCACAATGCTATACCATCCACAGTAAGATTGGAAGTTCCAACACCTATTCCTGTTAATGTAACAATTAATGGGGCGTCAGTGCTGGCAGATGTTCTTAACGGACCATTAGGAACTCTGGTTCAAAGAGCGATTAAAGATGCGTTTGATCAAAAGAGTAGACAAAATGAAGGGTATTAATTATGACAGTATATTATTACGATAATAATCTTGGAAATACAACAAGCAGTGATGGATTAAATGATCTATTACTTGGATCAGCACTATCATACTACACTTCTTTATCTAGTTTAGTAAATAAATATGTTCCATATTATTTAAAACACGATTCTCTGCAAGAATGGGAGTATGGTCTTGGTAAAGTTATAGATAATGGTGGTCAAATAGTATTAGCTCGTGGAGGATATGATAGCGTTACTACTATTTATAAATCTTCAAACAGCAATGCTAAAGTTGTTTTAAGCGCCGGAACTAAAAGCGTAATAGCAGTAATAGATGCAGAGCGAATTAACCATGGCAGCAATAATTTTGCTTTAAAAACATCAAGTTTTGTAGCAGACACAGTTCAAACAACATATGGTATTTCTGCTAGCGGATCAAACGTAACAGTTAGTTTACCATCGGCATCTGGAAATAAAAATCTACTTTTATCATTTAGATCTTTAAATTCATCAACAAATAATATCATTATCTCACCATCTGGATCACAACTCATTGATGGCGCATCAACATTAACTCTTACTCCAGCAACAAAATTTACATCTATAATTTCAGATGGATCTGGCTGGTATGAACTAAATAATGAGATTCAAATAGATAGTGCCGGATTACCAGCCGGTTCTTCAGGTAATTTACAATTTAAACTTAATGAAGTAGATTTTGCAGGAAGTAATAATCTTCATTGGGACAATAGCAATCTTATACTCGGCGGCTCTTCAACAGCTTCTGGGAATATAATTTTACCAGCATTTTCTGGACAAAATATTGTTTTTAACAATCAAGCATACAACTCCGATTTTCAAGTAAAAGGTACAGGAACAGTAAATCAGATATACTTTGATGCTTCAACAGGAAGATTAGGAGTTAATACAAATACTCCTTCGTCAGTATTACATCTGGTTGGTAGATGTGCAAATGAAACCTTGAGACTTGAAACATCTTCACAATGTGCCAGTGGAACACAGCTCACATTGTATCATAATTCTACTAGCGGCTCAGAAGTTGGAGATTATCCAGCAATTATTAATTTAGCTGGAAGAAATAGTAGTGCCCAACAAGTAAATTATGCCCAAATTAAAAGTAGAATATTAGGAACAACAATCAATAATACCAGTGGAGAATTATTATTTAATGTTGACCTTTCTGGTGTCTCGACCAATATTCTTGCTGTTCATCCAACAAAAATTAATATTGGACTAGCATCTCAAACTAACGATAATAATAATGTTATAATTGGAAACAAAGTAATTAATAGTGGATATAATAATTTTATTGGAGGTAACAATAATAATCTTTCTGGTACAACTTCCAATACAAACATTTTAGTTGGCAATTCTAACAGTTTACAAGGTAGTGGTAATTTAGTAGCCGGTCATTCATCAACAGTGTCTGGTAATCAAATTTCGGTTATAGGATCAGATACAGTCTATGGTTCTAATATTTTACTAATAGGAAATAATTCTTCTGTTTCTGGTACTGGGATAATAGATGTTGGACATTCCACATATATTAGTGGTAATTATATCTCAAATATTGGACAAAATAATATTTTCATTGGTTCATCTGGTAATATAATTGGATTAAATAATAGTGGTAAAGATTTAACTACAATTATTGGATCTCAATCAAATGTTTCCGGAGTATATAGCTGTTCAATAGGTAATACTAATAATATAAATGGAAGAGATACAATTTATATTGGTAATAGTGGATTAGTTAATGGTAATAGTTCTGTAGTAATAGGTAATAATGATACCATACTAGGAAATAGTGGTATAATCATAGGTCATAATTTATCTTCGTCTGGGAATGGTATTGTTCTTGGCATTAATAATCCATCAATAGTTCTTAATTCTGGAAATATTGTTGTTAATTCAGGATTAATTAATAATATTAGTATATATGGAGCATCTAGCACTTCAGGTATTTTTATCAGAAATAATGGTATAGGAGTAAATAAAACTCCAGGATCATATTCGCTAGATGTAAGTGGAACTTTATCAACAGATAGTATTTATGTTCAAAATATTATTATAAATTCTGGAACATCCTCAGCCCCTGTTTCTGGAGCAATAGCAACATATCAGCCAAACGGCTATGTTTCTTTTGTTGATCCATCCGCTATTATACCAAGTAATATTGCTAAATTGTCATCGTCTATGACCAATAATGCAATGGTTATTTATGATGGAACAAGTCTAGTTTCCACAACAGGAGTTTATTGGAGCGCCACAAGTGGTTTATATTTAGGTAGTACCAATACAGTGTTTCCAACTGGACAAGGAACTGTATTAATTAATAATAATAAAGCAGCATTAAGTAAAGCATTCAATATTTTAGGTTCCGGAACAAACAATTTATTTATTGTTGATAGTGAATTTAATAGAATAGGTATTAATGCAGTACCTTCTTATAATTTACATGTGTCTGGAATAACTAGATTATTTAATAGTACTTACTATTATGTAGAATATAATAATAATCAATTCACAGTATCATATGATTCTGGACCATCATCACCAAACAGATTTTCTATAACATCATCTGGCTTATATATTAATCAGGGTGTCTCAGAGTCTATATTATCAGAGCAAACATATGCCACATCATATCCAACTACCACAACAACAGATGACATCAAAATGATGGTATTTGATACAAACGATAACAAATTGGCTTACACTAATACTATGATTGCTGGCTATGGAGCTTTTTCAGGAACATCAGATAGTTAAAAGGTTTTTAATATGACTAAATATTATCACAGAACAAATCTTAATACTAATACCACTCCTTCTTCATCAGAAATAACAGAAGGAGAAATAGCTATTAATGCTTCAACATTAGGGTCCGCATCTAATGGTTTTAATAATGGTAGATTATATATTAAATTGAGCAATGGAGAGATAAGAAGATTTATCGGATTAGGATTGCCGGGAAGTAGCGAAGAGTCGCTTAAAACCAAGTATGGTGGAACTAATAATTCTTTTACAGGAGCAACTGCTCCATCTGTAGGCAACTCTAAACCATTAATGTATTTTAATTATAATTCCAACGGTAATCATACTATTGATAAAGCAACGAATGATACATTAACATGGAATCCTAGTACTGGAAGATTAAATGTAAATAAATCTACAGAAGCTTTAGCAACCCTAGATGTTGGAGGAGATGTCAGAATCCAGACAGTAGATGACTGGACAACAGGATTTGTATCATCCTTTAAAATTATGGGTTGGAGTAGTTTAGATCAAAATGTATATGGCGTAACATCAACATCTTTCATGGGAAATCTAACAGACAATACCCTACCACCTGCTAAAATATCAGGAGTAGTTGGAGTAACCAAGGGTGGTATTGGAGTAGATTTATCTTCATTAACAACAAATGAAGGAAACATTTTTTTCTATAATTCATCAGCTACTAGATTTGATGTGGCCAATAGTTTAAAATGGGATAATTCATATAGCATATTGAAAATCTCTGGAAGTATTGAAAATCAATGTCCAACAGATAGCACAACAAATGCTATTCCATTAGGATTAAATAGTTCTAATAGAATTGTTAGATTAACATCAGATAATACTAATAATATTGCTTTTGCTAATATCGCGGTAAGTGGTACTACTATAACTGCTGATTCTAATACTGATACCTTGAATATTCAAGCTGGAGAAGGTATTTCAATAGATGCCAATACTTCAACAGACACGATAACAATAACAAATACCGTAATTCCAGCATCAATTAGAGTTACAACAATCACTTTAACAGATGATATTAGTTTAGGTTTAGCTTCTGACAAGTACCAGTTTCTAAATCCTGGTGGAAGTAGCAGAGATGTTCTTTTGTCGTTAACGGTTTCAGAGGGTGCAGAATTTATAATTAGAAATACAGATACAACATATTCTTTAGACGTATACAATGGTCCAACTAATCTTAGTCCATTATTAGTGACATTAGATGCAACATATTCTGCTGCTTCTTTTATACATGACGGATCAAATTGGAGATTAGCTCTTAAGTCGCCCTGATAACTAAGATAAGGATTTAATATGGCTAATGAGGTTAATATAAGATATGGAGGATCTTTATTTAGTAATCCTCCTAATAGTGGTAGAGCAATACCATTACTTACAATAGACACTACAGCAAATAGAGATATAGATAATAATATTTTATCATATAAAACTACTCTACAATTAGAAGGCACAGTAATAGGAACAGGATTAAGCGATTGTTTAGCCCGGTATAGTGGAATAGAAGCATATTTTAAAGATCCAATTAAACAAAATTCAACATTTGAAATAATTTGCAATAACCTACAATTAACCAATTATTCTGGAACATATTTTGTATCTAGCAACGCTTCTAAGAGCGAAAATAATTGGGTTGTCACATTGCCATATACTATAAGTTTAGAAAGCATAAGTACTACTGGAAATGCCTTAATAGAATCATACGATGATAGTTGGACAATAGAACCACTAGAAGAAGTTTATTACTATAATCATGTTCAAAAGACAACTTCATATGATTTTAAACCAAATGCTACTATAGATACATCAAAGTCTCCGTCTCAAACTGATTTAGAGATTAAAATTCAAGATATTCCAATGCGTAATTTTTTACAATATAGAATTACACATAGATTAAGTGCCGTTGGTAAAGCTATTGATAGAAGCAATCCAAATAATCCAATTAATCCAGCATTAAAAAGTGCAGCATTTGTAGAAGCTTCGAAATGGGTCAAAGACAGAGCGAATATAGCATACGTTCCATTTACCAGTTCGTCATCATCAAGCATTGCTACTGGTGTCCAAATAACAAATCAGCCATATGAACAGGTCACTGATGGTTTAAGATTATATAACCACATGAGAACTGTAGAATCTAATGTGTCTGCTGGATCTTATGGTATTACTGACACTTGGTTGGCTTTAGGAACAGGAGTTAGATATACTGAAGATTTTACGTGGGAAATATCTACTGATGAAAAATTTTCTAAAACTGTTACATTAAATGGAACAATTAAGGGTCTAGAACAAGCTCCAAATGGATATGTTGTATTTCCAAGTTCCATAATGACAGGTAATTTAATTAAAGAATTTTTTCCATCATTTCCAGATCAAACTAGAGCTAATAACAAGTTTACAAACGCACTATACGGATATATGTCAGGGGTTAAGCCATATTTATACCAAAGAGCATCTTCAGCACTATCCTCTGTTCCGTCTCCAGATGCTCCAACAGGACGAACTCAGCCAGTACAATGGATTGGTCCTAAAAGTATAATACCACTTAATATAACTCCATTATCATATACTGAAACTTTAAGTCCAATTGCAGGTTCCATAACATATTCTGTTTCTTATAATAATAAACCAGGATCGTGGCTATCTGGAGTTTTAAGTTCAACTATATCAGTAACTGATAATAGACAAACAGACGTTGTTGCAGAAACATTTGTTTTGGGCAGACCACTTGGGCCAGTTTTAGAAAAAGTTGGTAATTCTAAGTCTGAAAGAAGAGTAAATATTGAAGTAGTTTATCCTACTCCTACAGGATTTAAATCCAGTCATCCGCAATCACCAGAGTGTGTTATTCATGCTAGTAGACCAGAATATCAACAGTTAAAACAACTTATGGACGCATTTAAACCGATAGGAGCAACAGCATTTGCGACTCTTGTTCCAACATCGTCTTACTCTATATCTGATATTGGATTGGTTTTTAAGACCGGAGATACCCAATCATGGAATCCGTTTGAAGGAAGATTCAATTGGGATGTGACTTGGGTATATACATCAGGAGCGTGTAATCTCTAATATTAAATAGGATTTTTATATGGCTTTTTTATGTCCAACTAGTATCAATATTCCTGGAAAAAATGGAGGAGAAACCAAAACATATAACATTTGCTGCTCAAAAGTTTATGCTCAAACATTATTTTTAGGTGGGAGTATAAAATCTTTTAATGCATCATTAGCATGGGGCACAGAAGGAAGTAAGTTAACCGTAGATATAGCTGTTGATAAATGTTCATATCCATCACTAATAAATATTAATGGACAACCAGTATCAAGACCAGTAGGAATTGCTTCAAGAGACGATTATACTGAAAAAAGAAAAAATAATACTTTTGATAAAGACGAAAATGGAAACTCTTTAATTCCTGGAAAAGTATACTATGTTCCATATGATGGAAAAATAATATCCAAATATTGGTATGATGCTGATCCTGGATTTTATGGAGAAATTTTAGACTCATCTGGGAATGTAGATTTGTCAAAAACTGTAGATATTGTTGGATGTTCTGTATATTTTAAGTATGATGATTTTGAATTTAATGGCATAGTTAAAAGTTGGGAAAGAACAGGAGGGTCTTCTGGAACATCAACATATACTATTAATATAGAAGCTCCATCATTTTTATTAAATCAAACTCAAATGATTTTAGGAGATTATAATGGAGCAGTATTTTCTAAAGCTATTGGATCTCAATTTGGCATAGAATACGGATTTCCCAAAGTAAATGAAGGTAATTATGTAGGAGCCATAGGCGAACAAAATATTCCTAATTTATTAAACGTATATGGATATTTAGAAGATCATTGCGATATTAATGGTAATAAACCAGCCAACACAACGTCGTTATATCAATATGGAAGATCAGGACGTAGTGAACAAGGTATTCCTGCGGTTAATGTACTAGCTGGTTTAAATGATCTAGTTAATTCAGTAGAACCAGTAACATCAAATCCTCAAAAGAAAAAAATATTAAGATATTCACCATATGGTAGAATAGTTAGCAAAGCACCAAAATTCAAATCTACTCTTAATGATGTATTTACTTTGGCTGCTGCTGAAAAAGAAAAATATTCTTTTGGTTTGATTGAGCCATCAAAATATGCAAATTATACTAAATTAAATTTAGATTTGTATATGATACCATACGGAATAAATTATAGCGATATTATAAATAATGGTATTATACCATATAATTATCGTATATCAGAAAATAAGATGGATGTATTGACATTTTTTAATAATCTTGCAGAAAATACTGGACAGTCTATTTTTATCTCTATGGAATTAATTGTACAAGAAAATAAAATATATCCATATTTAAAAATTAATTCTATCAATACTTTAGAAAATAGTCCAGAAAATATAGTTCAAGAATTTATTACTGATGTCGCAAATCAGGGAGTTTCCGTTACATCATACTCTAAAGGAGAAGAATTAAGTAATAATGAGCCTATAAGGACAGTTATTGTTGGAGGAAAACAACAAAGATTGTATCAAGTTGCTAATTTTAAATATGCTCTTAAACAATCAACATTGAGATATAATTCTTATGCCAATGTTTTTTTGAAGGTTGATCATTATCCAACCACTCCAAATGATCCTAATGTATTACAGCACTATAGATTTTTTGACACTGCAAACATAAGAAATCCTGATCATTACCTCGATTCATATGTTACGCCAGCAACTCCGTTTGGTAGAGTAGAACTTTACACTAATATTTTTAAAACAGAAAGTAGCATATTTGGAGGAACCGCTAGACCCGTTGGCAATTATATATCCACAATACAAACAACTTTTAGAACACCTTTAGGAACAGAAAATACAGCCATCCCAGGAGGCAATGAATATGCTTCTTATATTTATGATGCTATATGTCCATATTTTGGAAATGATCCTATAACAGGATATGTTAGGCCGGTCAGTCATCATCATAAAAATAAAAATGCTATACCAGGATCAATAGCAGATGGTGGAGGTATTGGATATTTAGTATATTTCAGATTAGCTGAAATTGGATCCGCTATAGGTGTCACATATAGTAATTCTAATTTTTATGCCAGAATTAGTGAATCAGAGATTCGTGCAGCAATGAGCGGATTTGATGCTTATGTTGGATTTTTGACAGGAATGTTAGAAGATGGCAGCAAATATGATTGCTTTAATTCTATTAAAAAACCAGGATTTCCTATAGATATTTGGAAACATGTTATTGGTCCTGTGATTTTTACACAGGAGGCTTCTGCTATAACTCCATATTCTAGTTTCTCTGATCCTTTAATTAAGGGATTAGTGTCTGGATTATCTAGAAATTTTAATATCAACGCTACTAATGGATCAGCCAAACAAAATGGAAATGAGTCTGTTTCTTTAACACCAAATGGATCTGTTTTAAATGACGAAAGAATATACTCAATATTAAACAATCTTCAAACATTTTTTAAGAAAATTGGAGATGAGTTTTATGGTAAAAAGTATATGGTTAACGTTCCATCTCCTCAAGTTTGGAGAGATGACGCCCCGTTTAGAGATGTTAATGGAAATGAACTACTTATCAGAATAGGAACTACCAACACAAATACTCCCATATTTTTACGATCAGGATCACAAAAAATATACTACTCATTTGAACCCGCAGATTTTGCATGGGAAGAACCAGGTAATTGGATAGATGACAGTTTAAGAGTGGGAGACGCAGTTTTAGATCCACTATTAAAGGATGATGGATCAATAGAACCAATACTAGGATTTAATAATACTTTTCAATACAATTATAGTAAAGAATTATATCAAAAAATATATGACGCATCTAAAACAGCATCATCTAATATGCAGGGTATTCATTTTTGGAAATGGGATATTGCAAGAAAATATGGGGCGGGATATGGCGTAAATAGTAGTTTGGTTACTTTAGCTGGTGATAATTCTATATCTTTGGGATTTTGGGAACCAGCCCTACAATTAAAAGATGGCGAAAATGTAATTGTTCCCCAGCCAAATAAATTATTGTCTGATCCTTTTGGTACGGCAATTCCTATGGGTAATGGAGTGTCAAAAATTTATGTAAAAGCATCTGTACAAAAAGAATTTGAGACATATGTAATTAATGGACAAATATATCCAAAAATTATTATATCTGTTAATCAACCAATCTTAATTAATTCTATTAATCCAGAAGCATTATCCGTACAAGCGGCTGTAGCCGAATATTTTATCAATGAATATGATGATGTTGGAGCAGTAGTAGCTGTCAACGCCCTGGCTAATTCTATGTTCAGGGTGCCAACTGCTCAAGAATCATCAACATCTCCAACAGCATCTAATGCTGTGGGGCAAAATAAAGCAAATAAACAGTTTAATAATTTAAGTATGGCTCCAAAAGCTGCCATGCCATTTTTTGCTGGAATACCTATTGTTGATAATACTTCTGTTTATGGACCATGGGTTAGTGCTCCAGATTTATTAAAAGATACTATATTCCCATTTGATTCAGAACCAATAAAAAACAAAAAAATAGAAACACTAATTGGCGGAGTAAAATTAGAGATTAATTCAGATTTTGTTCCATGGCAGTATGGTGGTATGAGAATTTTGGATGAAATAGCATTATTAACAGTAGGACAAGATAATAATTATCAACAAAAATTAGAAACAGGGAATTTAACTATTCGTGGAGTTCCTTTTTTGAATCTTGGTTCTGAATTAAAAGCTGCCGGTGTTAAATTTAGAGGTCCAACGGTAAGCAATATACAATGTCAAATTAGTGATAATGGCGCTAGTACAACATATACATTCAGAACATTTACTAAAAAATTCACATTATTTAATAAAGAAAATTCAGACAGAATAAAACAAGCTTCTGAAGCTACTATTAAATTAAACAAAGAATTTAGAGAATCATTTAATAAGATATTACCAATTTTAAATGGATTAGCTAATGGAGAGCGAGTAAATGGATCATGGAGCACTGGAGGTGATTCTGTATTAAGAAGTTATAGTCCAGCCAACGTTTTAGTAGGATATTCTGCTCCTTTCTATAGTAGAAAAGTTAATAATAATTTCAAAATGGGATATTATCCAAATAATACAGTATCCCATAATCAGTGGACTAGAGATTCTATTAAACAGATGACCACTGTTGGATTGCAAGAATCAAGAGAAATAGTACAAGAATTTGATGAATTGTATAGTACAAAAGCATTTATGAGTCTCGATGGACTACTACATCCTGTCTCATTTTATCCAACAATGCTTAATTCTACAGCATCATACAAGCCTTATACAACAACGAACGATGGAAAAAAATCTGGGTGTCCAGTATGTAGAGGAACCAAGCAATATACATGGTTTGATAAAACATTATATTGTGATTTTTGTTCTGACGTATTAGCTGGTCAGGAACCAGATATATCATCTTCAAATAACGGAAGATTACCTCCTTATATATTATCAGATCAGGCCGATGAGACAATCATTCAAAATCCAAATAAATTAGAAGAATTATTATTAGCTACTACCAAAAGTAAAAAAATAGATTATGTAAATTTAAATCCTATTATTATGCCAGTTGGAGAATTAAGAAATAAATATGCTCAAGACACAGATTATACGGCTCATCATATTGACATTATTGGTAGAAGTGTTGTTCCTCCTTTAGGTTCATTATCTATCAGCGCACACCTTAATGCTGATTTAAATGGCACAGAATTATTGGATCAAAATGATTTAGAGGCTTATGGAGATTGGAATTCTGTAGCGTTTGATCAAGCTACAGATAGAGTTGCAACAAGCACATCCTTTGTGACAGTTGGAGAGAAAAATTTCGAATATTTTCAAAATAACCATAGATTTTTAGCTTTGCGTGGTCCGCTTGTTATGGCTGGCTGGGGATTTGATACAGATGGTTTTCCTGTTCCTAATGCTTCTGGAGAACCTAAATCTTTAAATGCTAATGGATATCCTCTACGAATTAGAAATCTTAAAGATCAAACAGGAGGATACGAAAATTATCCTGGTACTATTTTAGGCAAAAATCAAACATGGGATGCTGAAAAAGGAGAGTGGACAGCGCCAATTAAAGAGAATAACTTTTATAAAGGCTGGGGATTAAGGCCAGATATGTGGCCAGTAGGCCCAGTTGATTTAAGATGGGATCCGACTAGGAAGGTATGGACAGCTCCACAACCATATGGTTTAGTTGATATTCAATTAGAAGATGACTTAGTACCACCATTTCCAGCAAGAGGCTTTTTAAATAGTGCTGATAAAAAATCACCATTACCCAATAATTTACGTAGAATGGTTTTTGTAAGAGATAGTACAGAAAGCTATGGAGCACCTAGGGGGACAAAATTAACATGTTATTATGATGAGGCTTCAGGTTTCTATGAGCCGGTATCAAAACAAAATATAGTTGCTTTAGGAACTATTAATAATGATGGAACAGCAACAATATTGGACGCTTACGCTAAAGGCTTTGACCCGGTAACCGGACAACCAGAAACACCAGAAAGTATTATTATACAATTTAATAATTATTTAAATTATGATATATCATCATCAAACCAACCTGGTATTTTTACTTTTATAAAAAATGAATGGATTTTAACAGGTACAAATTCTTGTGGAGGATAGGATGACTTGTGATTGCAAGGTCAAAGACACAACTTTTATTAATGAACTATCTGCTACATTCGATAGCAGTACTCCACTTCAATATGATATTGAAACCTTAATACCAGAATTTGATCCTAAATATAGTGGCATTTGGCAACCAGTATTGTACGGAGAACCAGCAAAAAATCCAGATAATAAACAATGGATTAAAGTAGGAACACAAGCAAGTGATTGTGAGTCAACAACTCCTGATGGATTAGGAATTAAAAGCTTCGTTTTGATAGATAATCCAAAATTTAAAAATTGGACAATAACAGGGAAATTACAACTATCTGTAGACTGGCTAATAAATCTTAACAAATATTATGACTGTAAAACATATACTAGTGGAGTATTGTTTTGGTATAGATATTATAATATGGATCGTCCAAAAGAAAAAGATCTTAGAATGTTTCCTGGCATTGATCTATATATTTCTGATGGAGATATGGCAATAATAGAAGATGGCCCGATAGTTACTCCTAACATTAGCGGATCATTTTTAACTATAAAATCATCATTGATAAATGCAGGATATAATTCATCCGAGGCCTCCATTAATGCAGCAATATTGTCTACTGGTCCACAAATTGATAGAATCACAGAAATTTTATCAGGCCCGGACAATGGATTAAATTACGAAAGAACTTCGCTTGGACTCTTATATCCTCAATTGTCTGGCATGTCCAATAAAAGATATTCAGATATTGGACAGGGTAATTTTATAACTAATAAAATACAACTACTAAAAAAAATAAGCTCCAAATACGGAATACAACTGATCGTTCCAGAAGCATCTGAAGCAACATTAAAATCTAATTTTCAGAGCGTTACTGGACCGAATATAGAAATACAGATGAAAACAGATCTGTTATTTTCGGACGAAGAGCAATCGACAGGATATGATATTTCAGTTTATTTAAATGATCAAAATAAATTAGAAGCAGTGAGATCTGATGAAATCTTTACAGTTCAGGAGCCTCCAGCAGAAGAAGGAGAAAACCCAACAGAGACAAAATATAATATCAATTATGTTAAATATGGTAATGAAACTATAGGATACAATTTATCTGAACAAACAAGTGGTATTTTTAATCCTAATTTTAATATGATAAAATTGCACGGATTAGGAGGAATTGACTTTACAACATCACTAAGTAGGGATACATCGTGTTCATCAGCAATTAATGGCGAATCTTTTGATGGACCATATTTTGTACAAAAAACAACATCTCCGCAAAAACTAGATGGTACTCCAAGCAATATTTTTATTAAAGTAAAAACACATAATAATTCACAGGTTCAGTTTAGTAGTGGTATTTTTATTTCATATTTAAGATCAGACTCAAAACCATCATGCACACCATTTATAAATGAAAATAGTTCGACATGTAAATGTTTCTCACTAATGGATCTACATCCAGAAGCTAGTGGTCAACAAGAATTAAGTAACGAATCTGCAACCATATATGTTCCATCAACTTCGATGTTTTATCTGCCATCTGGACAATATTATGGTGGTTTAACTCAAAATCAAGTTAATAGTTATGGTTTAATATTACCATCTGGACACCCAAATCCTGGCACACCACTACCTAAAACACATCAACCAATTTTCCCAATGGATAAGAATTGTTCATATAGAATTGAAGGATGCGGAAATAAAAATATTAATTTAAATTTCGACTATCCTGCTGAATTAATTATGAATTATGAATCAACCAATGCTCATTTTAAATTATCTTGGAATGATAATTATAAAAAAAATGAAGATCCATATTTTACAAACGTAGCTGGAAGTTTGTGTCTTACAAAGAAAACTCAAAATCCAACAGAAGTATCTATAGAAATTAGTGTTCCTCCTACTGGAGAAGGAATAGAATGGGCGATTGAGTTATCTGGAGTTCAGTTAGATTATCCTAGAAAATCTATTTTAGCAGGACTAGATGTATCGGGAACCAAAGGATTTTTCCACCCAAACTTTGGCTGGACTTATGAAACAAAATATCATAATCTATCTCCAATTATACCAATACACAATGGATTATCAATTCCAACACCATATTCAGCTGGTGGAGGATCGTATACTCTTTATGTTAGATATAGTAATACTGACGGCCCTTGCCCTGGAGGACACGGATGCGATAGAGCCAAATTCAATGTGTATGTCAATGATGTATTTATTGGAATAGCGAATTTAAATAATGGAGGAGGTCCAGATGACCCAGGAACAGTGCCAGGAGGAGACAGAACGGCCGTATTAACACTTCCAAAGAAAGTTCGTAACAAATCTGGTAAAACTATGGATATTTTTATCCAGTGTGCATACGAAGGATCATGTCACGGAGGAATAGCCTGGACACAAATTATAGATGATAAAGGTCAAAAAATATTTGATAGTTGTATAGGGACAGAAGTATTAGTTACAATTGAACTAGAAGAAAGTCTTAATAATTATTTTTATAATGCTAAAGCTATGTATAAAGAACAATATCTACCAGGATATAACTTTATTTATAGTACAAGTGGAATGACAGAACAGCAAAAAAATAAAATTGATAATAGCACATATTTAGGGATCAAGACAGAGGGTGGATCATATTATGTAAATAATAATTTTACAAAAACAAAATATAATCCAATAGAGTCTATGATTCTGGAAAATATTCCATTTGAATATATTAATATTGATTATGCATATGGGTATGCTTATAATGATTTTAAATATACTAGAGAGGCCGAGACAGACATACTAGAAATTGACAGTTCTAGCAATAATAGTTTTAGAGTTTTAAACTATATTGATGATCCATTTGTTAGGCAAGAAGAAATAACGGTAGTATCTGCTATTGATTCTTCTAAAAAAGAAAATGTGTTTATTACAGAAATATTAGATACCAATAAATTTCGTATTAATAAAACATTAGACGATAAATTATATCTTAGAGGATATTTATACAAAACACTTAAAAATGGTCAATATAATCAATCTATTATTATATATAGACCAAATGAAACTTATCTAGACGAAAAACTAACTATCAGCAAATGGGGCAATTTATCCTATGGGTACGCCGCTCAACTTGCAAAAAAATATGATGGAATAGCAATATATCAACAGGATTTATTTTTAAATCAAGAATGGTATGGACAGCCTATTGATAACATATGGTATAATAATTCAACCATAAGAACTAGTGTTACAGAAAATACATCATTTAGTTGGGGATGTCCTATAAGTTTTGTAAATAATTATGATATAGCAAATCAGACATATTTTTTCCCAACAACTAGACTTTTTGACACATTAGACGATAGTAATAGACGTAAATTTCAAATATTAAATTATGAACAAAATTTAGAAATTGCAAATGACTTATATTTACCAGGAGATAGTATTATTTCTCAAGGATCTATAAATAATACTAATGGTTGGATATATATCGGATCAATCACTGGGCCATTAACAATTAAAGTTAAATTAAATACAAAAGCTAGAAACTCTGGATTATTAATATTTAAACACAATAATAAAGAAATTTTTAGAGGAAAAGCAGAAGATGTAAATGAAAATGATGAAATTATTATTACATATAATAAAAATGATATTTTACCAATCTATGGTGAACTTATAGCTCAAGGAAACTCTGATTTTTGTATACCAATAGATGTTGTTTTAGATGCAGCATCTAGCGCTAAAGCTTTTTATATTAAAGATTATACTGTTTCTCTTGATAATGTAGATCCGACACAATTATCTAATAGATCTAGAATATCATATTATAAACATGAACCAAGCCCATCTTTATTAGGACAAAAAAAGACAGAAGCTATAAATGATTCAAGTGACTTTTTATTAATGAAAGAGTCTCATATTAGATCATTGAATAAGGACTTCAATCCTTTTATGGATCTGAATATTTTTGAAAGTGATGATTCTAAAAAACCAATTTTAAGTAATAGTGGTATTATTTATTTTGAAGATTTCTTTAAACCAAAATCATATAATTATCTTTATAAAGAGATGGAAGTTCCATATAATGATGATTTATATTGGATAGATATACAAATTAATGATCAATGGAATTTATTAACATCTAAAAATATATTATTAACAAATAATACTAAATATAAAATACCTAAAAAAATAGAATATAAGTGTGCAGGAGATACAGACACATGTTCAGATAGGTATCCAACAAATATATGCGAAGAATCATATGAAATTACTAAAGGAGACATATATGATATATTAGGATTAATAGGACCAGATCAACAGTTATTAGATATTACAGAAATCTCTTTTCCAGAACAATGCGATGCTATAAATTATTGTTGTAAAACCGAAGAAGAATGTAGTTCTGAAGATTGTGATGTCTATGAAGATCAAGCAGATATAGACGCTTGTTTGCAAAGAAGAGAAAATTGTTTATCTGATAGAGAAGACTGTTTAGAAAAACAAAATACAGAAATTGAAGAATGTAAAGATTTTTGGTTTAAAGATTCCAAAAAAGATGTCTCATGCAAAGATATTTGTCCAACTGGTAATTTAAGCGGAACTATAGAATTTAAATCATTAGAATATTATGTTATCGAACTTAAAAAAGATATAAAGCCAAATTTACAACCAGTTAAAGAAATTACATTTACATTTTTGCCTCAAAGTGATTCTATAGATATTCCTTGTACTAATTTAAGTTTTCCAAATATTGGTGAAACATTTTTATATAATTATAGTTGTGCGGATACTAATAAAGAATGCTCAACTATTATTGCTCAAGACTATAGCGCTGGATCAAAGTATATCCCTGGTGTTTTAGTAGATTTATCTGTATTAAAAAATAATAAAATTTCTGCCGAACTTAATATTGTTCCTAGTTCCGTAATCATAGAAAATGAATTAAGATATAGAAATTCTGTAGATCATCCAAATGTGATATCTGCTCCATTATATGAATATGATCCAGACTCTGGTTCTAAATATGTAATAAATCATACATTTGATATTAAAAGCAAAAAATGTATTGGTCCAGGAAAATTATTTACTTTATCTTTAGATAATTTAACGTGCGATTTTACATTAAGTGATACTGCATCAGGACTGATTCTTGAGAGTTCATGCTTTAATGATGTAGTTATTGATCCAAAAACAGAATCATATCTTACAGTATACAAGACTATATGTGAAGGAGAATTTAAGTGCGCTTCTGATCTTCAAGAGCCTTGCAACGCCGGAGTAGATTGCCAGCCATACGGATGTGAGGAATGGAGTTGTGAAGATGCTGCGGAGTACCTTAAGTCTATAAGTTCTGATTATGAGCTAATTAAATGCGAAGAAATTTCATTACCAGAAGATTATTATTTGTCTTGTAGACAGTGTGGAGATATTAATTGCTCAGCATCAATTTACTATAGCGATCCATTACCAAGAGAATGTTATTGCCCTCCTGGCTCAAAATTGATTGGAGATCCAGGACAAGAGACATGTGAATATGAGTATGATATACTCACATTAAATCCAGGCGATGGAGATGCATACAAAGATTATGTGTCAGATGCATGTGATCCTATCACAAAAACTGTTAAGGCATATGCTGCACCATCCTGTTTTGGAGAGGTTGTGGGACCATCTAAAGAAGCTCTAGACCAATATAATAATAGTTGTCCAAAATCAACAGAATTTGTATCTCAAAGTTCATCTGATCAAATTATATATATTGATGACAATGGAACTAATTCTAAATATAATGAATTAGTATTTAAATCAACTACAGAATATTATAGAATGATTTGCGAGCTTAATCAAGCTCGTGAAGCTTATGCCAAATGTTTATCTAGTTGCGAAGGCTCGGCGGCGTGTTGTGCATGTTATGCCACCTATTGGAATGCTACTAATGATATAGCATCAAGCGAAACAGTATATTATAACTGCAATAGTTATTGTAATACTAGTGATTATATTACAATTGGTAATGCTAATAGTATAGGAGGAGCTTGTTATGATGGTCAATGTTATATTACATCAACATCAGCAGGAGGTGGATGCTCCCCAGAATCTTGTTGTCCAGATACAGGATGCGATTATAATTCATGTGCAGAAATTGGTAAAAGATTAAAAGTCAAACACTGGAGTTGGACTGCTTCTTGTGACGGAGATGGAAATTTCAAAACTTCTAATGGATACTGTGAAGATTTATCACTAGAACAAGTTCATACTGTAGCATCCTCATATCAGATAAAAACACGAGAAGTAAAATCATATTATAAATATAAAACATATGTATCTTCTCAACAGGATAAAATTGATTCAACCAGTACCGTAAAGGTATTTAATAAAGAATTTAAATTAACTTTTAAAAATCAAGATGATTCTGGATGTTCAGAATGTGCAGATGATGAAATTTGTTGTGAGAATCAGTGTATATCAGAAGACGAAGAATGTTGCGAAGATAAGACAGATCTTAATATACAATTATCCTTTGAAATTTATGATAATGTAATAATTGGAATGATTAATGATGATGAATATAATAAAATATATCGTACAAGATCTTCTTCATTTAAATGTCCAAAAATTAATTTTAAATCTGAAAATGAACAGTTGTATATATGCCACAACGTAACATCTGAATGTATAGATTGTTTTGCCGGAGCAAAAAATGTCTAAAACTTATTTTGATAAAAATGGTCAACTGCAATATGTTGCATCAGACGAAACAGAAAAATGCTTTAAAGATGATCAGGTGTGTGATTCTTCTCGCGGAAGCATGGCCTGTAAAACAAACTGGTGGTATAATGGATATTGGAACAATTGGTGGGGTTGGGGATATAACTGGAGTGCATACGGAGATAATTTAACTTTTTTATACAGTGAAATAGATGCTCCTGATTCACTTAAATGTAATGGGTATAATTCAAACTGTTCTAATTTTATCGGTCAATATTGTGATGATCTTGAAGCATCTTCTTGTGCTAAGCCAAGAATAGCGAGATGTAAAACCTTCGGCTGTGTATCAGATTATAATGATAATAATTATTGTGTATTAATTAATAATAAAGATAGAGAAGGAAGATGTTGTAAGGCGCCTTCTAACTTTAAATGTAAAGAAGGAGAATGCGATTATGATTATGAAATTGTCAGAAAAGAATATACAGTAGAATGGGAACTGGTAACTCAACCATATGCTTGCATTGAAAAACCAGTATACCCAGATTCGTCATGCACAACTTCTATACCAATATACGACACAACATGCACAAGATCAAAAACTGATTGTTCTACAGAGCCAAAAGCAAAATGCGATAGCGGATATTATTGGTGGAGTAATGCAAAATGTCCTGACTATCCAAATGATATGCCAGAAGAATATTCTTTGAGAACATCTGCTGCTACTTCTATAGAAAACTTATGGGAGTTAGACGATTGCGAATGTGGCAGAAATGACTCTGGTTATTATACATGCCCATCTTGTTACAAGTGCGAAGATCTAGAAGACTGTAATTATGATTTAAGATCATGGAATTCAGGTTGGTATTGGGGAGCATATTCATATGCAGGATATATCGGAGACGATTGTTGTACAAATAATTTTTGGGGATCTTGGTGGGGGTATTATGGAATATATAATCAACCTTGTCCTGTGGATGGGGACGGTTCTGAAAATCCATGGTGGTGCGATGGATCGGAGTGTTCTCAGAAAGCCGTTGGAGATCAATCAGAAACCGATACCGGCCCGTATACTGGCTATAAAGCATGTATGGAAGACTGTTTAAAAGATGAGACTGGGACAACCAATAAATGTATACCAGATTCTAAAAACTATAGTAGAGGATATTGCTGTGATTCAAATTTCATAGATACTATGCAAGATGCAATAAATAGTCAATGTGCAGAAGAGGGACCAAATTATAGTAAAACTACTAAAGAAAAATTATGCGACGCTAGTAGTTGTGGCAATGATCTGATTTATCAAAGATCAGATGATATGTGTACATATAGTACAAAATATTGTTCAACACATAAAATTACAAGAATATTTTCTAACTCTATATACGGATACGATGCACCTGTTCAAGATAAACAATATTGGAGAATATGTAACAATTGCGATAAAGCAGGTAATGATGAATGTGAACAAGATCCTAATTCTAAATGTCCAAGTAACACAGAAGCTATCAATATTGTAAGACAAACAAAATTTATTCCAGAGAAAGTTTCAGAGCCATACCCTGTTAAATTAATTATGGTTTTTTGTAAGATAACAGCTAAAGAATGTGTTGTAATAACTGAATAAATTGACAAAAAAATATAGTGATGTATTATATTAATACAAGGAGATTATTATATGGATACTTCTATTTATTGTGTATTTGAAAACTCTAAATTAAAAAGTAATTTTGTTGTTTGTAAATATTGTCAATTTGTTGCAACAAAGCCCGAAGGAGTAGATGAAATATCTCGTATATGTCCTGTTCTTTTACATGAGGCATCTCAGCACCCTGCCTATTCTCAAATAACTTTAGATAAAGTTACAATTATGAAACAAGACGGAACAGTTGTTTCCGAGCAAATGATAGAAAAAAATAAAGAAAAACCCAGCGTTGTTCATGATTGGTGGTTTGGTCAACCATCTCCTATACTTAAACCTATTGATGTTCTTCCGTCTCAACAAACTGCTAATAAAAATAAAAAACAATGCTCACAAGAGCAAATTGATCAAAGGATGGAGATTTGCAAAGGTTGTGAATTTTATAAAAATAATACTTGTCTAAAATGTGGATGCGCTTTATCTAGAGAACGAAATTATATGAATAAATTATTATGGGCAGATCAATCTTGTCCAGTAAATAAATGGGGTCCAGTGTCTACATCATCATAAGATGGCATAGGGGCTAATAAAGCATCCATAAATGTTTCTGGTTGTATTTTTGGCGAGACTGGATTCTTTCCATATTTTTTTGTGAAAGTAAATACTTTTATCATATCATTGTTTGTTAATGATGCATGTCTATTGACAATTTTATCGTCCCATAAAATTCTTATATCGACTTTTGTACTGTATGGTTTATCCCATTGATGAAATCTTTGAATATATACAGTATATCTTCCTGGTGGGGCAGCACCCACAGGCCAAAAGATATTTTCGATTGGTTCTTTTGTTGTCGGAGAAACATTGCAATCAATATCGAGCATACCTCCACAACGATCTGCTCTATTTCTCCATCCAATGTCGCTTGAGTACCCATTACCTTCATAACGTACCCATACATCTACATCATTAAAATTATCCCAAGATATAGATACTTGAACATCTCCGGTTTTTGCCCTATATTTGGTGAGTCTTTTTTCTATTTTTGAGCCGCCATTTCCAGCACCATCTCCATTACCACCAGAACCTTTTCTTGAAGATTTGCCCAATCCTGTTGATGGAGCATCACTCCAAGGATCAACATAATTTTGAGATTGACCAGATAAAGTCTCCATTAATTCTTTTCCGGTTGGAGAAAATTCTTTAATAGATGTCGTGTCTATGGGGGTGTCAATATCTAAATTAACAGAAATAATTTCTCCCTCAGCAGGATCATTTACAAGATATTGATCTGTGCTTTCTTTAGATGAATCAGAATCTGTTAAATTATTTATCTGTATTTCTGGAGCTAATGACATATCAATATCAGAATACTGCTCTGGTTCCCCAAGAGTCAGTACTACAACATTAATCTTTTTTGGAATATCACTACATATAATAGCTAATAATAAAAGTATGGATATGTTTATAAATAAACTTTGCCATAATCCTTTATTATAGCCGTAATATACTAAATCTTTTACTTGCTCTCTGTATCCTTTGATCCTTGCCATTTGTGCCAACCTTTATTTGGTAACCAATTATTTTGATCGTCCTTACGTTTGGGAAACAAAGTCCCTCCCTTTTTGTGCTGTCCAAAAGCCAATATGGCTCCGCAGTCCATACATCTTAACTCATAGAAGTCGTTGCCGTCAACATTCCTCACAACAAATTTAAAATTTTGACTTCCACACAGTCCACATTTTTCTTCTCCGAATATTTCTTGCACAGCAGCAAGTTCTTTAAAAATTTCCTTTTGTCCTTCACCCTCTAATTCAAATTCTAATTTGCTATTAACTTTATATCTTAGTTTCATAATTACCTCCAACTAGATTCGTATCCCAACAGTGATTTTGGTATGGAATCCAGATTTTGTTGATGTGTGGATAAAGACCTAATAACATTGACAGCATCATTATGTGTCATCGCATAGATATTATCTGATCCAATTTCTAGTGAAGCAAGTAGTGATTTAACGTTAATATTTAATCTTTGTGAAATACTATCTATAAAACTAATCTGATTACTACTGATTTTATTAACAGAATCATGATCAGGATTATCGTCAATGGAAGAGGCCAATTCTTCTGCGGCAACAACTTTTCTTAGCCTTAATGCTCGTCTTAGGGCTCGACCTTCTGCTCGTGTTTCTGCTACGGCAACAGGATGATTTCTATAAACCTTGTCGCAATTGCCCCAATAAACGTCTGCGGCCCCGCTCACAACCCTTGTTTTAATTTCTGATGGTGCAGCATCATCTTTTAAAACATAGGCCAGCTGATGTACTACGGTGGCCCTCTTTTCATTTTCTGGACTAGGAGACTGAACTACAGAACTGGTAGACTCAATTATTTCACAGTTTAAGGCTATTTCAAATATTCTTCTTAATCCATCAGTAGTAGGATTACCATCTATTTTTTCGTCATCGCTCAATAAACCAAGAACATAGTCATTCCATCCTAAATCATTAGGTGTAACTTTGATTTCTTGATCAGTCTTTGTTTCTTCCTTCTTTGCCATTATTAGTCTCCTATTTCGATTAGTCTGTTCGATGGGTCCGGGAATTTTTTGCTAATAGATAATAATTGTTCTTGTAATTGACCAAAAACAATTTGTCCTCTGCTTTTTGAAAAATCTTTTGTTTGTTTAATTCTTATTAAAACCAAACCTTTACCTAAGATCAAGCCATTCTTTTTATTATCATATGTCTTATTCTTCTTTAATGTCTCTTCTCCCCACAACGGAGAAAAATGAGAGGGTCCGTCTATTTCTATCGCCACAGACATAGTAGGCAAGAAGAGGTCAATTTGCAATTTGGTATTTGATAAGGTTTGCTCTTTATGAAAATCTACCTTATATCCATTTTTTACAAGTTGCTCTAATATGAATAATTCCATTTTAGATCCTGTATCGCTGGATTTACGAACAGCAGTATTAGCACTTCTTAATATATTAGCTTTCTCGTCATCAGATAATTTTTCCCAATTCTGTTTCGCAATCAGTTTTCGTCTTTCTAGTTCGGCATCATCCAAACTCTCCCAAGACTGCAACACAGACATTCCTATTTTATTTTTTGTATGTTCTGGACGTTCAGTACCTTTTGTTGGATGGTTGTGCCGTCCTGTTTTTAAAGCTATTTTTTGAGCTTCACTTTTATCTCTAATACTAATTTTAAATTTTATAGAATCTCTACGAAGTTTATTAGCATAAGTATCATATTTCTTTGCTATTTCTCCAAAACTTAACTGATTTTGTTCATATTCTTTTTTCAACAATTGTTTTTTATCATTATCATTAAGATCATTATACGATTTCATACAAGCTCTCCGTTGTAACTTCTACAAGATTAATTTTTTTCCATGTTAGCTCAAATATTTCTTTTACATTAGTGTTATTAGTAATAATGTCTACCTTCTGGTTATCATAAAGATTTGCCCAGTCAGTATAGTTAATATTAAATGCTTTTGTCCATGGTAAATTATCATTTTGAAAATAATAAATTTTATTTATATTAGGAAAATCTATGGCTAATTCTAATGATAAAATATCCCAAACAAAAAAATTACCATGTTGATACTTAGCTTCGTGTATTGGCAATATAGGAAATTTTTTGTCTGAATGTAATACATCGAAAGAAGAGCAAAATAATTTTAAATTGATATTTTTATCCATATCCCTTAAACTATTAAACCATGATATCATGGCAGAGTCATATTCAGATCTTGGATGTATATTTAATGCAGAAAGTTGTTTATTCATATTTCGACTTGATATACTTGATAATGTTTGAAATTTTATATTTATTAATATCTAAATTATAAGACAATGTTGTATTTTTAAGATGGTCTATGTTTGGATCTATAGTTTTATCTAGATACTTGTTATCTACTAAATTTAATATTGGTTTTTCCATTAACATTGCGTCATAAACATAACTATTATTCATATTGATATATATAGAACAACGACTCAATAAGTTTAGTATTGTTTCTTCATCGACGAGTCCAAGATTTTGAATGTGTCCAACTTTATGACAATTTACTAGCTTAACAGGTATCTCTTTGTTTTTAGGATAAATGATAGGCTGTAAAATAGTATTATTTTTTTCTTCAATACAATCTAGATCACACAAAGCAAAATTATCATTCCTGACAGTTGTGCTATAATATTCATTGTATGGAAGGTATTGTGACTCGTCTATGAAATGTATTCTTTTGTATGGTGTATGTGGTAATTTTTTATTTAAAAATCTTAATACAATAAAAATTGTAGATAATTTTGTATTATCTGGATCCTTTATAAATTTTTGAATGTGATAATGAGACAGATCATGTTCGTGTAAAACAACAAAATCTGGCTTATTAGTTAGAATGATTTCATAGATATCATCTGGATTAAAGATAGCAATTTTTGAATCAAACTCTTTGTGTAGAGATTGACAGAATAAATCTTCTGTTCTTGTGCTAAAATGTGTTTTATAAGTTAACATATTGTTGATTGATTATTTTTATAATGTAAGTATTTACTAATATTTCGATTAAAGTTTATAGGCTCTAAATAAAAGTTTATATTGTGTTCTATC